ACTTTAGTATAGATGATAGTGGCACTTCAGTTTTGTGGACACTACAAGGTGATGTTGTTAACTCTGTGTCTGCTCCTGGTGAATTTGTTTGGACCGGAGGCACTGAACCAATTACATTAGCTGGCACGGCAAATCAGAACATTAATTTTGATGGAACCGATACGCCGAACTTGGTAATTAATAAGCCTATTAGCGGTGATGTAGAATTAGATGAAGTAGATTTAACATTTGAGTCTTCCGAATTGGGTGGTTCATTAACCATGTCTATTTCTGGTGGAGATATCGACACTAAAGATTCTGCCACTATGAATTTTAGTGGTGGTGGTAGTGCTACTTTTTCAAACGCTAACCTTGACCTGGGCTTGTTAACTACATGGATATTCCGATGTGCAGGAACACTGGATTATTCTGGTGCAAGCTTTGTAGATACCGGTACAGCTACAATCAAACAAGAATGTCTCATTCCTGCTTATATCCAGGGTCACATTGGTTTGACATTGACAGAAAGTCTTTATACGTTGGGACACGACACGGCTTTTGCTCCAGAAACACTGTTTGTTGAGGGTCTTGGTACTGCGCAGAACGAAGCGTATTTGTTCATTAATGGTGGTTTTTCTACAACAGCAACTATGTCTATGTTTGTTGAAGTAGACAACATTGCTGATAATGATTCACGAACACTATATCTACACAACACACAGACTGGTGCTCCATCTACGTTGGGTAAAACTTTGTATATCGACGGAGATGCTAGTGTAACTGCATCTACGACATTATATGCACACTTAAATCCAACATTGTCCGAAACACTGTCTCTGGCTATTACTGGCGCTGGTGTTTTGCCAGGATATTTGTTTAGTAGTAAGGGCGCAACACTGTTTATTAATCGACCTAACGAATCTATTGGTAGACCTTTATTCTGCAAAGCAATTGATAATCCAGTTAATAGCACAGTTCCATTGTCAGTGTATAATGCAGCTTACTTTGCTAATAATGTGTATCAAACACCACAATTAGAAGGCGCATTTTTTCCACTACAAGATAATGCATCGAATAATACTGTTGTTGATACCGCCGGTGGAAATAATGGCACATTTGTTACAGATGGGTCTAACACCAACACAGAAGATATAAGCACGACAGGCCCAGGTGGTGTGGCTAATACGGCATTAGATTTTTCTGTCGATGGAGATGGATATGGTATAGATATTAATAATATTCCTAGCGTGATTGATAATTTGTCTCTATCTATGTGGGTTAAACGTCCAACTGTACCAGATGCAGGTTTTTATGTCCTGCTGGATTCTGTTACCACTGGTGGAAATGCTCAGTGGAGAATCAATAGTGGTGTTATAGAGTTTGTGGACGACAATCCTACAACTCACAATATTGGAGCCGCTCCTAACGATACCAATTGGCATCATTATATGTGGGTACATGAAGGTAATGACATGACATTTTACTTAGATGGTGTACAATATGGAAATGTAATTACCGGTATAGTAAATCCCAACCCGTTTTTTGGTGCTGGCGGAACCGGAGTGACACTTGGTAATCTTGGTAGTGGTTCATTTTTCTTCGCATTCAATGGCCCATTGTCAGATGTTCGTATATTTGATACTACTGGACAACCAACATCGTCAGACCAGATAACATGGTTAGCAAATGCAAATAATATTGGACTTCCACTACCAGACACATTTCCTCTGTCAATTCATGGACATAGCGCCCTGAATGCAACAATGACGATGTTCATAAATACTGGCTTGGGAAACACCGGAAGTTGTACGCTATATACAGCAGGTGCCTTCCTTGCTAACAACATTGATGACGGGGGACCACCTGGGGTATTCACGATGGTAATACCACAAACATTGGGTATCATAAATAATTCAATTCCACTTTACGTTTTCGGATGGGGGCCTTAATAATGGCTGCTGAAACTGCAATTCTTTATAATGAAAAACGAATCATTCCTGCGCCACAACTGTCTTTCAGTCGTAATCATAGGCGTTCAGGAGACCAGTCTGTAATAGGCACGGAACACACAGTAACTTTAACTGGTACGTTGGTAGGTTGCAAGGGCTGGGAAACATATGGAAAAGAACCTACCTTCTATACTGGTAGCGACTATCCTTCTGACGCCACAGGTGCAACATGTAGTAAGTTTACCAATTTAGTTGGTATGCAAGAAGCCATGCGTAAACTCTTTGATTTTGAAGAGACAGCAGATGGTGGTGATTACAACTGGTTTGAGGTTGTTGGTTGTGATGGTCTGATTAGAAAGTGGCGAGCGCGCACGCTTAGTGTAGACTTTTCTCAGGGTCAATGGACCGATGTGTGTGAATATACAATCACGCTCGGTTTGCAAACTGATGATATTGGCGATTATAATCTTAATATTGACAATACAGAAAATTGGAGCGTACAGTTTGATGAAGAGAATGGTGGTATCTATACTCTGACCCATACGCTATCATGTCAGTCTGAAGAGTTTGCTAATGCCGAAAATGACATATCGGAAGGTTGGAGACAGGCCAAAGCATGGATTGATGAGCGTACAATTGGAAATCCAACCGACCCCCCATCTCCACACAAGCCATCGTCTGAATATACTGGGTCAGCCCCAAGCACTATTAAGAATGAGTTGATTTTTCAAGCAACTGGCATGAACTTAACCACTGCCTATAATGCTTATGACTATACTATTCAGAAAACAATTGATGAGTATGCTGGTACATATTCCATTTCGGAAACATGGGTTTTGTCTAAAGACCCAGTATTCCGTCAATGGGTAATCGAGATGAATGAGCCGCGTGATACATATGCAAGCGTATCTGTACGTGGTGAATTCCGTTCGTTCTTAGATAGAACCACAACCACAGAAGTTGACCCAACGAATGGTGATGCGGCACTCACCGCATTCCAAACTTGGTCTGCTGTTGATGATGATGGTAATAGCACACCACATACTTTGGCTCAGACATTTTATACAGCCAATGGTCGATATGGTGGCGATGGTGGTAAAACCCTTGGTAATACTCCAACCAATAAGACTGTAAGCACTGGATATGAGAGCCGTGGTGATGGTAGCGATGCGTTTGGCAAACAAACGCGCGTGGTACAGTTTGCTTATGAGTTTTCAACTGCTAGCGCTGGTGCGGAAGTGGCATACAGCAATACTATGACTACTAGTTATGCACCACAATGCATGTCTACTGTCACGATACAGGGTAGTATTACTGGTCATCCACCTACCGTTAATGATACGGAAACAACCAGACTAGAAAAGGCAGCTACGGCATATGCTCTGATAGATACATCTACAATTGCCGATGCTTTATATGCGTCCCTTGGTGGAACTGGCCAATTGGCTATAAAATCTAGCACGTATGTGGAAAATGCCAGAGATGGCACCATTAACTTCACGGACGAATATACGGATTTGTATGGTGGTGACTATGCTTATGCAGAACTAACTGTTACTGAGAAGTATGAGCAAGGAAACTGTGAAGATACCGCATATGATGTTCAGGGTGAGATTACTGGCCTATGTGGTAATATGTCTGCTGTGGAAGCTTTGTTTGCTAGTACATACACATCTGATGCTGCAATCTTTTCTTCCTATGGATGTTTGGCATCTTCAAGTATATCTAGAAATGAACAAAAGTCTACATTAAGCTTTTCATATTCATACATAGATTGTGAAGGTGGTTATGAGCATGTGCAGGATATCACAACGTCAACCTCTGACGGAGATTGTTGTAGTGAGATATCCATTACAGGAACTATTACGCCGTACTGTGACCCATCTACTGGCGAATCTGGAGCTGTAGATACTGCTGAGGATGCATGGGCAATTATTGAAGCTGGACTTTTAGACCAAGCTAATTTATATTGTGATAATGACCCAGCGGTATTACGTACTACTAATGTTGCTCGTAATCTTACAAGTGGTGTGATACGATATACATATAAGTATCAATGCTGTACTATGGTTGTAACTGGCGCCCTGAAAGAATCTATTAATATCACAACTGAATTTCCGTCTCAAGTTTTGGCAATTATTCCAATTTTGGGAAGAACATGTGGTCCAATTATTCAGGACAAGGGCACCAAAACTTTGGAGAAAGCTTCAATCGCCATTGATTTGCTGTTTCCAGTAGATTGTGACGCATCATATGGTAAACCTTCTGGACTTGAAGACCAAATCCAGGGTATAATAAGTGATGCACAAATCTGTTCTACAGGAACGTGTCATACGGTATTGAATGACCGAGAAGCTAATGGCTGTGCTCAGCCATCGTGTTATATCGAAAGAGATACCGAATCGTGGAACCCACGTACCGGAAGATATACTAGAAATGTTACATACATACGTGAATGTTGTTAAGGGTAAAATATTATGGCTTTATGTTGTGGAAGTAATGGTATTCCATTTATACAAACTAGATTTTTAGGTGCCAGCATTGCAAGGTTTTCTACGCAAGTAGACTGGAATGGCTCTGGTGGCGGGCTGCAAGTTGAATTGGTCGAAGACCTATGCGCTGGAGATGCGTTCACTCCTCCACAAATAGGTTCTCCGGTATTCTTTCAATATGGAGGTCTTGTACAGGGCGGTATCCTCCAAAACTGGAAACAAAATGAATCAGCTAATGGACCAAAAAGTTATACGGTCAATGTAGTAAGTCCCCGTGACTTGGTTGTTGGTTGTGACTGTGTGTTGAGTAGCTATAGCGGCCCCACTTATTCTGTTCCTAACCTTGCCAATGTTTACGGTTGGCTGGAAGAAAATCTAGGCCCAGCATGTTCTGAGAGTGGATACACCGGAGGTGTGCTTCCTGGCTTTAGCTCTAATCTTACCTATCCTCCCGCCGCTGGTTTTGGAGGAGCACAACAAAATGATACTGGTATTCCATGGTACTTGGTAAAAACAGCACTTAACGCCATTCTAAATGGTAGTGGTGGCGTGCATGGTAATCCTATCACGTTCCGTGGCCACCGCTATCTGTTTGACCTATCAGAGCTTCCCTCGCTTAATGCCCAAGTACATATTAGTGGTGAAAATATGAATTTGGATGATTTGATTGCGCATGTATGTGGGCTTGGTGGAGTGGATTACTTCTATGAACTTATTACTGTTGGTACAGTATGTGGTGCTATTACACTTCAAAATATTATCAAGGTTCGTACTACTCGTGGTTCATCTATTATATCTGATGAGTCTGCTAGAAATGTAGATAATGCATGTAACTCACAAATTGACGCAAGATTGAGTCTTGGAACTATTGGTAGTACAATTGCTAGTTCTACCTGTGTTAATCGTTATGGTCGTGGTCTTGAACTACGTCATGATGTTACCAATGCTTTTCTTACTGGTGATTTCCGAAAAGAAGTATATCAGATTGAATACGAAGGTGATTGTGACGGGACCAGTGACACTATATGGCCATACTGGGGTAAGAACCCAGATGGTACAATTATTATGGGTGAAGAGTGTAGTGATGGCACATTCCCAAAAGAAATCAACGATTTAGATTATGGACATCATTTTGTGGCAGATGTAAGCCACTTGGGCGTTGGCGTAGACGAATGGGATGTTACCATGTTTGAGCTACAAGCTGCGCTTGTGGGCGAAGAAAACTGGCGTGCGTGGTTGTGGGAAAAAGAGCCAGAGAAGTTTGCTAGTATTTTGGGTTTAGCTGCTCATGATATTCGTGGTAAAGGCCCAGGCACATTTATCGGTAAAAGATTGCAACAAATTTTTGATGCGGGAGATGCAAATAATGTTGCTGCTGATAAAACTGGCATAAAAGGACCAGACCTTCTGGATATGTCTTTGGAAGAGATGAAAAAACTTGACGCCTTTAACTTGGAAAAATACAGACAAGCTAGTGTCTTATATGACTTTGTGCGTAAGTTTGCCCAAGAGTTTCATGGTCGCCAATTTATGGTAAAGCTGCCATTCTTGTGTCAGCGATTTACGGTTGATGAAGACAATCCATGGACAACCGAGAAGAACTGGGAGCCCACTGACAGTGGATGGACAGAGTGGCCAGTCCTTGGTATTCCAAATAACCACTGGATTCTAGACCAATTTAGAGCAGACGATGGCAAGATTACATGCTTTGTCAAGTATGTAAGTGATACGCCTATGAAGTTAGACAATTTGAGCAAGACTGATTACTTTGCTCTAGATGGTCAAAATGTGTTTGTGTCCGGTACGTGCGAAGAAATTATTTGGGTAAATGACTTTGATGATGCTCGTGCTGTGGTTAAAATTACTGGCCCAGTTCAAAAGCATAATCCATATGGTATTTTACCAGAATGGTTGATGAGCTTTGCTCTAACCCAGGACTACAATAACGCAAACGACAAAGACAAGTTTATGAATGCCATGGCGTCCTTGACCAATGATAAGTTTGCTCTGGGTATGAAAGAACCATTTCTTATGCCAGTGGCCGCCGCCATCCCTCTACAAAGTACACGTTTGGTTTATGGTCCGTGGTTCGCTAAAGAAAACGACTTTGATGGTTACAACTTCTTCCTAAGTGGGGCTTTTGGCGGTAGTGATAACGGTAAGACCATTTATCAGAGAGAGTCTGGTTTTGCTCCATGGAACTTCGGTACATTTGCGCTTATGGATTGGGTAGCATATTCTACAGCCACAGCCATGCTTGGAGATAAGTATGTGGTAGAAATGGGAGATATCACTTTTCCTGGTGCCCCTGCTGGTTCAGTTGGTGACTTATTAGTTACTGGGGGCCCAATAGTATCACATATTGATGTGCAGGTTGGTCGCGGAACTGGCGCTGTAACTACAACCTATAGGATGAAAACTCATACGCCAGACACAAACAAATTGGCTAAGCAAAGACTTGACCAAATTCGTCATGCTGCTCAAATTGGCATTAAGGCAAATCGTATGTTCAAAAAGTATACGATTGATAGGTTGCGCAACCAATTCGACACCAAGATTGCTCAGCAGCTATTGCAATGGAAAGTTGACAAAGGTCTAGACGCAAATTCATCCCACGATATGATGGGTGGCCAGGCATTTCTTGACCCAGATGGTCCGGCTTTAACAACGAGTGATGTAATTGAGACTAGATTTAGACATGGACAAAACGATGTTCCAATTACTACAAAACAACCAGTGTTGTATGAGGAGCCAGACCAAGACGACGAACCACATGGTAGCACTGCATCTATGTCATCTGAAGGTAGAAAAGATATGCGTATGTTGCGCGCTGATGTAGACCATGCATGGCGTAGGCGTGCGTATATGGACCAAATTGGTATGTTCCGTCCATTCTCCACGCTACCACACAATCAAAAAGCCATCAAAGACGATGCGTACTTCATGCCTCACTGGCGAAATGAAATCAACAAAGACAAAGTGTTGAGTGGTAGCTGTGGAGTGTCAGATGGTGATTCTAAGCTATCTTTTGAACCTGGATGCCCAAGCGGTGAACAAGAATATATGACTAAGCATGTGGAACATTTTTCACATGAACAGGTTCCACCAATCTTTTGTAAAGAACAACAACTACCAATTAACATAACCACGCTATCTCCTTTCTTGAGCAAGGGAAGAAGCACAGCCGGTCTATGTATGACCAAGAGCCCAGACACGTCTGCTGGCCACGATATTGAATACATTGCTCGTGACGGTGTATATCCTACTAATTTAAGTGTGCGCCACCCAAACGACAACTATAGCGCTGAGCACTGGTATCGTGCTGTTGGTCTCCGCAGTCCTCTTATCTTGGCTGGGTGGGGTTTTGATATTGACAACAAGCCAGTCCCCAATGAGTCCACAACCTATCCTGCTAATCCAAAGATGAAGTTTGAGCAAGACTGGTTGCGCAAACCACAAAAATGGATGTGTGGACCGCTGGATGTTCGCTGGGATTACAAGAGACAAGTATGGACCGCTCCAACCGCTATGAAGATAGTCAGATTGGAGTTGGCTGAAAATCTATGTGTGGGTCAATGCGCCAATGCCATTTTGTATAATGACCAGGAACAATATGACTATGACGGTAATCCAATAGCTACTGAATATGGTTGTGGTGATAAGTGTGGTTATTTAGTCAAAGTGTGGAATGATAGTATGCAACCAGTTATTGCTGGGTGGCGTATTACAGCATATTTTGATACTACTTTGAATCAATACCGTATGTTGAGTCATGACCCATTGCCAATTGTAGAAGTAAATGTCACTACTATGGGTGCTAATCCATGTGATACTATGCAGGGAACAATTGTTGGCCCTGCTGGCGATTGTGGTTCGATGGACCCGTGTGATGCACTGAATGGTTTAGATATTGAATTGGTTAATACGTTGAATCAACCAATCTGTCCACCTCGTAAGGTGTACGCTTGGATTTGTAGATTTGATTGCGATGGCGAAGGTGAAGAGGGGCCTGAGCTTGACGGTTGTAGAAAGAAGTGTTTGCAACCAGTTAAGGCTTATGGAGCCATTCTACAAGCTGAGTTTAAGCCAGAATGTGTAGTTACACATTTAGAACTTCTAGAGTATTACGCCTGGGGTTATGATGAGCTATGTGATGAAGACGACCTAACCATATTCTCACAAGGTGAAGTAGAAACGTGTTGGGATGCATGTCTCAAGGTGGATGGCGTTGCTTGCTTACCAGAACAAAATCTAACTACTGATGTTTCAGCAGTTAACGCAAGCGGTTGTGGAGTTACCATAACTGGTAGTGCTACTGTTGATGGTCAAACTTCAAGCTATTCACATAGTCATAGTGTAACGTCATTTAGCGGTAATATACCATCATTTGCTTTGACTGGTTTACAGACAGATGGTTACACTCGTCCATCACACACATGTCCTGTATCCGTAGACGTAATTGGTTCTACTGATATTGACGGTGGTTGCATCGATTGTATTACTACGGCTGGCATACCACTAATACAGTCATGTTCAGTAGATGCAGTAAGTGGCAGTCCAACCATAACCGGTGAAGTAACAGGGTGGGTAACTGCAAGTGGTTATGTTGATGCGTCCGGTGATATATTGGGAACAGTTGATACCACTACCGTAACTGGTGTTTGTTCTGGAGCTAGTATTAGTGGAACCATTGGTTTGACCTCTGGTGTTACAGATTACGAGCCATCCTATACATTTACTGGTGTTGAAGTCACCATTCCAGATATTACACCTTTAGGTGATATTGTTTTAACTGCAACTTCTGCCATTGGTTGTGTTAGAGATACTACTGTGGATATTTCAGATGCTTCTTGCGCAACTCTTAGTGGAACCACAGATAGTGACGGTGGAGGGGCCTTGAATATTACTGGTCTAACTGTTACTGGTACTGGTACATACAACGCTACTGTTACTGGTGCTGTTGAATTGAGTAGTACAGATACGTGTCCTGTAGTTACAGGTAGCACCGGTGGTGTTGTTGGTTCTCCAACCATGTCTTTGGTTGGTCCCACAACTGACACAGCTATTACTATAACATCTGATACTACTGGTCTTTCCTATATTTACGCTGATAATGTAGAGATTAATGGTATTAGTTTGTCATGTTGGTTTAATACATTAAGTGGTAACACTGGTTCTTCTGCCTCTCCAGCACATAGTCACTCTGCTGGTACGTTGTATATTACCAGTTTTGGACCATGTAGTGCATCTTTACAGGGAGACCCCAGAGTATATAAGGCTGATATTGCAGGGGCAATTGATGCTACATTAGACCAAGATTCAATAACAGTGGATGGTGTTATTGGAGACCACACACACTCTGTTGGTACGTTGGATGTAGACCTGGGTTCATGCACATGGAAAATTAGTGCCGGTGCTCAAGCTGCGATTGACTTAGCAACAGTTGCCGCAGGCTTAGATGTTGGTGGAACCCTTAATGGCGTTGCCCACACACATGGTCTAACGGGAGTTGAAATAGACATGGCAAGTTGTTCTTGGGAACTAACAGACTGTGTTGTAAACGTAGATATTACCTTGTTAGATTTTCAAGGTGCTACAACTACTGTACCTAATGGTACAGTTGAAAACTTTACATTGCCTAAGCACAATCACAACATCAGCAGCATAGACTTGGACACAACTGGTCTTACTGTAGACCTTGGCTCTTGTTCATGGTCATTGGCATCAGACGGTGTGACTATTCCTTCTGCCGCAATTAATGCTGGATTAAGCTTTGTTGGTGTAAGCACTCCACTGCAAAGTGGGGAAGCAACCATAGCAATTTCCAATGTCGCGACGTATCTAGAATGTGATGTTAGTGGTTCACTGACAATGTTTGATGGTGACTTACCAGACCATCAACATGGTATGAGTTTTACTGCAACTGGAGATGCCACTTGTCCATCGTGGACACATAGTCATCCACTGGATGGTGTAACTATTCCAAAGCAAGGTATTGCATTTGTTGGCGGTCAAACAGACATAGATACGCATAGTCACGCAATTGCCAACTTGACATTGAGTGGTAATTTAGCTGGTACTGTTGATAACTGTCCTTTGAACCACGACCACGACTTTACAATTCCTTGTACAGAAGTTACATGGTGTGGTGATGCTACGTTTGACTTAGATATTGACAGTAGATTTATTCCTGGTAGTTGTACGATTCGTGTTTCTGTTGTAAACAAGAACTTCTGGGAATATTATTGGTACACGCTGTGTATTTGCACCAGAGCAATTTGGCATGAGGCTGAGTTTGGTCCAGCAGTATGTGATTTGAATGTTACACCAGATTGTGATACTGATTGCGAGGATATTGATTGTGGCGACCCAGTATATAATTGTCCTGGCAAGCCAGCGCATAACAGACCCACTGGTGGTGAGGATGTCAGTTGGTTTGGACAAGCTAATGATGACGAATTAGTATCACTAGATTCTAATTGTATAAATGACCCACAAGCTGCATGTGATGTTTCTGCGACATGTGCAGCGCCAGTAGTAGCACCAGATTGTTGTACGTCATGTGGTACAACTATAGATGAAACTTCGTCTGGTGTAGCTAGCGGTTCATCAGTTAATCAAGGTGGTGCGTTGGTAGATTTCTGCCCGGCTGGGGCACCGATAGATTTTGACCCCTCACCGCCTGCATAAGGAGAAGAATTAAAATGAGTGGAATATCACCCAAGGAACGCGATGCTTTAATCGAACAGGCCCGTCAGAACACGACAGAGGAACCCGTAGAGCGTAACTTGCCTTCTAAAACAAAGATGGCAAAAAATTTAGCCAAAGCTGCTGTAAAACATGTGGCTAATGGTATGAAGAAAGTTGGTGTTGAAGAATATCAACGTAGATTAAATATATGCAACAATTGTCCAGATGACATGCGAGTTAAGAACAGATGTACACATGAAGATTGTGGATGTTTTCTTGATAAAAAAGCGTGGTGGGATTCTGAGACATGCCCCAACGAACATTGGGACATAAATGGTGTATAATACAGTGGATATTTCTATATCTCAATTGAAAACTCAAAGTGGAGAATAAATAATGGCTCTAATTAAATTTTATGCAGAATCAGGTGGTGGTGATTTTGATATTGATATGGCTGGTTCTGGCCTTGGTTTTTATGGTACGGGTACGTTTCCTGCGTCCGTTGCTGTTGGTTCTTGGCAGGGCGCTACATACGTTACAGATGACACTGGCGCCCTAGAAGGTCCACTCGTAAGTAATATTAAGTGGATACATGCCAGTAGTGGAAACCTTAATAACACAACCGACCTAGCATTGACATCTATTGCTAATGCAAATGCCACCATGAATATTCGATTTACGCACACTAGCGCTGTGCAGATTCAGAACGCAGAATTGCGTATTTATGACAGAAACAACATTGCTGTTGGAGCAAGTGGCGTTACAACTAGAGCCGCTGAACTCTTGCATGTAAATCCAAGTAATGGACCAACTGGTTCTGGAGATACAACATGGAGTAGTCCTAGCGGCGTTAATGATATTCTAAGCTTAGCTGACAGCCCTGGCTTTTCTGGCTTGTGGGCACTTGACGGAACTGGTTCTGTTCGCGATGATACTAGACATGATTGGTATGTTGCGCTTTCAGCAAGACCGGACTCCATCGGGAGCAAAACACAATATGGTATGTACGTGAGTCTTGAATATCTGTAATGCCTGTGTTTTTATAATAAAGAAGCCCCGGCGCTCTTTGGAGTACCGGGGCTTTGTCTTTTTATGGATGTTATTCACTGCAATTCTTTTCTTTGTTCCAGCGAATCCATCCGTTGTCTGGTAACCACCCATTGGCTTCTACACTACCGCCCATAATACTTTGCTTTTTGGTTTCTTTGCGACGTGGATAAAGTGTTCCACCAGTCTTATTTTGACCAAATGACAATCTGGCGCGACATTTCCAATTTTGACAGTGTAGCTCATAGTATTTGTTTTCTTCGTCATCAGTACGAACAACAAACCTCAAGTCTTCACACTTACACTTGTCGCACTTACCAACCCCAAAAACTTCTTGCATAGAAGCTGCTTGTTCAAATACTTCCGTATGTGTGTTGCCTTCTGCTTCGATAATTACGCGCGGAGATACCTTAATGGTTGCTTTCATAGTTACTCACCTTTCTGTTGATTAGCTTCCCAGCCCGGCTCATACGAACCCAAGCCTTCGGGGATAGCCTTTACCTTTTGTTGAAAATTATTCAATTCTTGAATCATACTACTGGCTGTGCTTGTCTTGACACTATAGATACTATCATAGTGATTACGCCCAGAGTTAATAAATGACATAGCATCTACATCAAGTCGTTTACATAGCATATCAATACAGCGTATTTGTGTGTCTGAAATTGGAGTATCTACGCTCCAATCACAGGATGTGTCCGTGGTTTCTGCTCTCTCGCTTACTTCCTCTGCCGTATGAACATTCTTCAAACGAAGCAACTTACGCAAAGCGCGGCCTTCTGCTCTAGTGGCAGCCGTAGCAGATGAATATTTGTGATACGGATGGTCGGTGTTGTCTCTGTTTACATCTGCAATTTCCTCACACGTAATCGTATAACCTTTTGCTGGATGCAAGTCGTTTGTTACCAACACAGATATCTTAACGCTGATAGTAGATGTACCATTGTTCATGGTGTTTGGAGCAGATATGTGAGGCAGTGTTGATTCTATAATTGGACCTATTAAATCCTCTACAACACGTCTGCAACCATCACATGTTGGTGCTCCGTCCATCAATTCGTCATCTGCGAACTGTCGCATGACATATTCGTGCCAATTTTCTGAACCAAACCCTGGCATGGTTTGTGCGACAGCCTCTTCGTCATGAGGAACAAATACCTCGTCCGACATTTCTTCTTCTGCTTCTTGGAATACTTCGTCTACGTCATCAGGTACATCCACAGCGTTCTCTAATTCCAACAGCCTTTGTACCAAGACACCTTTGGTGCTCTTCAAAAAATCTTCGTCAGTAATTTCGTGTTCATCTCGCAGCTTAGCTCTAATTTCTTCAACCGTTACTTGTTCATATCCAGTTTTCGCCATGTTATACTTCCAGTTCAATTAGTCTTTTGTTCTTGTTTGTTGGGAATTTCGTTTCTATTTTTTTCACTTCATCTAACACAGAAGTCAGTAGTTTTCTCTTGAGAATTTGAGATACGTTACTGGAAAGTTGTTTGACGCGCACAACCACAAAGCCCTGCGACAACAACAAACCTGTTTTCTCAAGGTCAGATTGAATATTCTTTTGTAGATTTTCCTCTCCCCAAATAGGCAGGAAATGAGAGGGGCCATCTATTTCAATGGCCGTGTGGAGCGTTGGAAGAAACATATCCACTTCCAAGTTGACGTTGGGAATGATTCCCTTCATATGATATTTTACATCATAACCGGCCTTTGTCAACCCATCACGGAGAAATTTTTCCAATTGAGAGCCTTCTTTTGCAGAGACACGGACTGCATCCCTTGCTAATTTCAGCAGTTCATCGCGCTTGTGTTGTGGCATAGCTGCCCATTGTTGTTTCGCTTTTTCTGAGCGATGACGCAACGTTTCTTCGTCGGCATTAGCCCAGTCTGCCGCTACGGCTTCCGATATACGTAGTCGTACTTCTTCTGGACGTTCTGTGCCTTCGGTTGGGTGTTTAGCTCTACCAGATTGCAGAGCGTCTTTTTGAGCTTTAGACTTGTCTTTAATTTCCACATCAAGTCTTATAAGCGCCCTACGCACACGCTGTCTGGTTGTGCCTAGTTCATCAGCGATGTGTTGCATTGAACGGTTGTTGGTGTGATATTGGGTTTCCATCCACATTCTGTCATTTAGTTTGTCTATTGTACTCATATTCAACTACCTCAAGTAATGGTTTGTGCTCAAAGTTGTCAAAGGTATCTCCAACATCAATATTAAAATTGTTTTTCAGTATAGTGGCATGGTCTTGACAACGAGCTAAAATTCGCAGGTCAGCACTTCGGAACAGACTACTGTATTGGCCGACCATCTTTGGGTTTCTTATCCACGACATGTCCCACATGTAGAATATCTTGGCATGCGGTCCAGGAAAACTAAGCAAGGAGTGTGCAGTGGATAGTGATGTGGCTATTGAGACGCCCGGCTGCGCCCACGCTTCCATTAGGAGCATTTGGGGTACGGAGAACTTACTACACGGGCGCTGTAGTTGCTCATAAAAAATGGCTACCTGTGTGTCGGTTTCCTCAACTATGATTTCGCTTTCTTTGGCGAGACTGAATGACATTTGACATGCACCAGTGTGGTTGACTAAAAAATTGATGAATGGTACGCTCATGATATGGTCTCCATAATAGTTTTGAATGCATCGTCATACGTGTGCCCAGGCAACATGTTGTCTTGCGTAGTTTTTACAAGCTTTGTAATATCCATCATGTTTGCATAAGTACGAACTGCCTCTTCCCCACACAGTGTTTGTGGGTGATTGTCTCTCGTGTCTACGACTATAGCGCCGCATGCAATAGCGCGCATCATTTCTAGAGTTGAATCCACAACTGCCACCCTACATGATTGATATAATCTTGCTTTGTCATGCATAGAACCAACACCAAGATATTGGATTGCTGACCATGGTGTATCACCCATAATCTTAATGTTGTATTCTCCAATATTCCGACATAGGTTAAGCACGAGAGGACATGGTTCGCACACGACACCAATATCACACTCAAGCGCTGGGTCGATTTCATCTACCATGTGGTATATATGTGCATCAACCAGCCGCTCAAAGTCCATCATTTGGTTTGAGACAGAAAACTTAAACGGTTGTTTTGAGTCGCCACATACGAATGGAATGTTGAATTCCGCCACACACTTTTGAGTTGCTCGACTGACGTTTTCCATACAAAAAAGCATGTCTGGTTTTACATCATCAAATACGTCAAAGGCAGGCGTGTGATTTTCTTCCCACCATATCCATGTGTGCCCCTCAGCTTCCGCTGCTCTCTGAAAGCCTGACAGCGTAGTATTTGCAGTACCTTGTACTAATATATTCATACGTTCTCCTATACTAATCTTGCTTTTTGTAGGTCGTCTATATGGTCTACATCAATCAACTTGGAGTCCTTTGGCATATGGGCGACAAACTTTCCGTGCTTATTCATTATCTTGTTAAGGATTTCATATAAGAACAGATTAGCATTTTTTGGGCTAAAAACCATATTACGAAATAACTCCAATTCTTTTCCTTGTAGGTATGCCATTTGCCCCCACTTGGTTGACAGCGCATATGAAAGAGATGTGACCAGCCCATCCTGTTGTCCAATCCCAACCTCTTCCTTACCAAGCTGACCAAATTGGTCAACTAACAGCGATGAAGCCTTCCCTTCTAACCCTTGTATTGTATGTGTGTTAAATACTAAATCTCCATGTATAACCATCACAGGACCAGGAAGTGTGGCATCTAAGCCAATAGCAATACTATGTACTGTGTTTGTATCTTCGTAGTTTGGATTACACACCAAACGCATTGGAAACTTACCCCATAGTGCTTGGCGTATTTTTTGATGTTCAAAACCACCAACAACAACTATGTCGGCAGAAGGATACACTTTTAGTATCGTGCGTAGTTGACACTCAAGAATAGACATACCATTATGAACACTTAAAAGAGCTTTCGGCCCTTTCGACTTCATGCGTTTTCCTATGCCAGCAGCCGGTATTATGATACTGAGACGCTGTGTGTCATTGGGTAATTTCGCTGGCGCTATATGTCTCTGTGCCTGTGGAGCCATGTCGTAGTTGTTTCCTTTGTTGTAATTTAGTGTGAATGCATATTAAAGCTTCTCTCCATTTTTCGCTCGGAACTATATCTGAGCAGTTTTCACCAGTTACAGAATATTGTTGTAGGGCTTCTGGTATATGTATTGCTACAAAGTTTTCAGTTATACGCAACCACAAGTCCCAGTCTTGGGCTGGTGCGCAATCTGGGTCGTTTAATCCACTGTATGCCAACGCCATTTTACTCATGAGCGGCGCATTAGATATCATGTTCTCCTGCTCTAATATTCCTCTATCGTATGGATGCCTGAACTCACGAACATATGTATTATCTTTCACGTCGTGTATGATGACATCACTATATACTAAGCCTATATAGTTTGGGTCTGTCTCGTACACAGCTACGGACTTTGCAATTTTGCCCGGCAAGTATAAATCGTCTGCATCTAACTGGAAAAATACATCGGCTTTTGTCCATGCCAATTTAATAGCAACGTTTCTAGATGAAGACTGGTTTGGGTTTTCGTGTCTTCTGGCCAAAATCATAGGAACGCCCTGACACTCCCCGATGTAAACATCATCCCCATCTTCACTAATAAATTCTTCCGTCACATTATCCATAAGTCCACGCAATACCTCAAAGGAGTTGTCGCTAGAACAATCATCCACTGCTGATATCAGCGTGTGTGGATATTTTTGGTCTACGACACTTTGAATTGCAGTGGCCACACAATGTCCGTGATTGTGACACGGTAGAATTATCGCTGCGGTAACAGGTCTTTTAGTGGTCTCACTAGAGATTGACATTGTTGCTCCTTGCTAATTGTTTCGGCTTTTTCAAGTATTGTTTTACGTGCATTGCCAGCGGCTTGTTTGTGAAATATACGCATGACGGTTAAACCATTAATATCATCATCTGGTTTTAACATAATGAATCTGTCTAAGTCATTATATAGTAACGAGTCTATACCATTAAAGTATGTTGGGTATGGTTTGAATCCAGCATTGAAGTATACTATATACATGCTTTTACACTTCTTTGTAATAATATCAAGAGAGCGCAGTTTGACATCCTTATACTCACCAATAATGAGGTTGCTATCTCCCTCGCAGTTTATTTCTGCGTTCCATGGCAACGGACTATCTTGCAAGAGATTCATAAAGAAGCTTGGCTTATACTCACTATTGCTTATAATAAACACTCTTTTTGGTTTTATGTCACATTCATTAAGAGCATGAATGGTTTCCATGATACTATTTGCATCGGTGGTGCCATCAAAATAAATAACCGCATCATACTGGAACACACATTCTTTACGAACTTGAACAACAGCTTCTTCATCTGTTAGCTTATGTTCATCCTGCCATAATTTAGCCCTGTGAAATGGACATATGCGACCACGAATTACATGAAATTCACTACCGTATTTGTCTACAGCATCATCTATTGTTACGCCATGTGCTCGAAATTTACCCAAAGCTCCATTCGCCAAACACCCATCTGGTTTTTGAATAAACTGCGAACAGTCTATGTCTGGATTTGGGCGAACTTCTCCGTCCGCAAACACACAACCAAGGCAGGCAGTGTCCATGACACGCGCCAATTCATTGTCGTTATCTATAGCTATGTTTGTTGGTTTCATTGTCTTTGTGCCTCTATTATATAGGTATAATCTTCTATGGTTTTGCGCAAGATTTTCATACCAAATTCTTGTTCAATGTGATTTGCTAATCCATGCAAAGCCAACGTTGTCATTTTGATATCTGTGTCGCTCTGTTGTTCCCCGTGTAAAAACAAATTCATATCTTCCAGCGTGAGTTTGTATTCGACATAGTCCTTACATACCGAATAAGCATCAATTCCTGTAATGATAATTGTACCATTCTTACGTAGTTTTCTCAACATGTGCGCTAAGAAATCACTAACATGTTCTAATGGAACATATTCCAAGATGTTGTTGGCGACTAGTTCTGTTACTTCTGCATCATCTACTAGCTCGTCCAATTTTTGTCTTGCGTTTTCTACACCCATCCACACGTTGGTGTATCCAGCAAGCACATCGTTTTCCCTATGATATAAATGCAACTTCATTTGATTACCTTTACTGCTGTGTGAAATATTTCATTCCACTTATTTACAAAACGTTCCTGTGAGAATTTTTCTTCGATGGTTTTACGACCTGCGGCACCTATTTGCTGAGCCAAGCCAGGATTGTTTAATAGCTCATGTGTGTAGCGGCGCAGTTCATCTGGTGTACTGCCAACAAAACCATTGACTCCATGCTCAATAATAATCTTAGGAATCAAACATGTATCCGTGCTAACCACAGGACAACCACATGCCATAGCCTCTAAGATAACTGTTGGTAGTGATGACTCTATCGTTGTGTTCAAATACACACCAGCGCGTCTGTAAAAATCAACCAATGTTGCAATATCGGGTGCTGGCTGTGATAACCCAGGAGTGTCGCCAAGAATCTTATGCGGAATCATTGGTGCTGGACTTGGGAATCCAGTCACTTCACGCCAAAATGAGAATCCACAGCAATAGTCTCTTTTAATCCAATCATTAACAACAGACAGTGCCCATGGCTCCCTCACAATGTTACTGTCTGGGCAGAACATTTCAGTGTCTATACCTGTATGGTTAACCTCCACATCATCGGCATCTGGGTCTACATTCCACTGTTGACATTGGTATTCAGACACGTATACGTTCATGTCTCCCTGCATTGAATTCAGAGTGAAGACTTCTTCGTCTGATTCAGGCAACATATGATTCAAACATATCATCGGTATGTTTAGCTGCCTCGCTATTTGTGACCCAACCTCAAATTGTAGATTTTTCTTGCTCTGCACTAGCATCAAATCAAAGCATAGCCATGGAGGCGTTACAAGCATGTTGTTTGAGTGTGGTAGCAACTGATAGTTTTCTGGCACTGGAGCAAATGTCTCATTCCAATCTTTTAGATTCGGACCACGTATAGCGTAAAAGTTGTGGCCAGATTTACACATGAGAGATTCATAACGTTCGTGAGTAGCAAACGTCAGAATATTCCACGGTCCTTCTGGATTGCGTGTTGCCCGTCTAATTATACTTTGAATTGCTGTTGTCATACTCGGTTCCTATTTTCGTTTCTTCTTTCGACTTTAAGCCTCAAGTTTTTTATCCTAGAATCTAATGTGAGTCCATGATTATATATATTGGCCCAATGTCTGTCTATTATCGGAATAAGGTCTTCTTGCTTAGTGTCAACGGCTCTATCTTTGCAAACATTAATTGATGTATCAACATAAAAATAGGTTGCGTTAACATCAATCTCCAACAGGCGCAATATACTCTCGTCAGTAGTGTGTGTGTCATCAACAAGAACGTCATAGCCCTGTAACAACAACGTGCGTATCATTGCGTATTTGATTGCAAACACTTGACTTTCAGCCAATGCATTATATCTATCGCCAGTTATGGCTCTGCGAATATAATCATCAGATACTACAACACGAGGATTTTCGTTTGGGTCGCGATATTTAGGAGAAAAGACCGTATATAATGAGTCGTGTCCTAATATATCAATCTCATATTTTTGCCAACCCTGTGCAACAGTGCTTTTCCCTGAGCGTGCGAGCCCTATCAGAAAGTATAGGTGACCTTGTTCCATCTAAGAACTCCTTCATTAATGTTCCAACTTTACTGTATGAAAAATCATACGCCCTATCAATTCCACCAGAGCTAAGTTTTTGTCTCAACTCTTTATTTTCATATACCATGCGCATTTGACTACGCAGTGCGTTGATATCTACAGCACACCAATCTTCGTTGCTTACCCATATATCTGACAGTGTTGCTTCTTCTGGTCTCATAAACACTGGCTCTAACGTACATGGAGTTAATAGACCGGATTCTCCATGTTCTACATAATCTGCCGGTCCTCCTTCGTCAGTTAGGATAACTGGATTACCCAACGCCATAGCCTCGAAACCTGGAATCCCCCAGCCTTCGCCATAAGATGGTAGAACAAAACAGTCGCCGGTCTTATGGATTCTCATGACTTCTTCTGTCGTAAGCCATTGTGTAATAATAATTTCGTTGTGATAATCTTTCAGTGATGGGTATAGCCGAAGACTTTCTTTTACATCTTGTGTTGCTGCTCTAATAATACGTGCTGCTTCGGATGGAGAAGAACCTGCATCTGACTTGATAAGCAAGGAGACGGGTTCATTGGGTGTAAACTCCAAGTGAAACGCTTTCAATAGAGCAAACATGTTTTTGCGTCGTCTAAATTCGCCCATCGTGTAGAATGTAAATCTGCCTTCTACTTCCGGTATGGGATATGAATTGTATCTTTGGCTGTACTTAGATAAATCAACTGGGTGTGGAACTACTGCTACTGGCGTATATACATCGCTGTTGTGGCAAGCTTCTACCATTTTGTTGTTAAAGACCCATACTTGGTCCATAGTATTTAGATGTTGTGCCCAGCATGTATTGCGGAAATGACTAGTTTCACAAAGGAAAAGACCAATATTCAAGTCAAACCTGCCATGGTATTCCATTGTATGTGGAAGTACATTTTGTATACACACATCACAATTTGATTCATCGTTTTGTTCAAGCTCTAGAATACGTTCTGGCACGACGGTCTCGCTTTTATGAGTAGCGCTACCAAGACTTATAGCTCGTGGAACCACTTCTATTCCAACACTGTCCAGTGCTAGAATATAGTTTTGTGATGCGTTTCCCCATCCAGTGCCATCTTTGAAGTTGGATATGTATAAGACTTTCATTTATTTTGTTCTCTTACTCGTTGAATGTATGGCGGAACCGCTTCCTGAATAAGGCCAGTGCGCCGTTGTTCCCAATAATTACGTGTTTCACACAAATCTATTAGAGATGCTATTGCCTCTGCTTGACCAAATGGCCTATATTGTGGCTTATCTACAATGGCGCTATCCTCAGAATAGTGTAAACCACCATAACTAGATACCGCCTGACCATAATTTAGGTCGCGAATCATACGTAGCATGACGTATGAATTTATTTCATCCACTTCGCCCCAGATGTTTGCCACACCCCATCTCACAAAATCTTCAATCGATAGGTTGTCTGGAATGTTTAGATTTGGATTTTTTGCTGCACATTCTGAGTCCCATGTTTCTTCATGTGGTCGCAATTCTACTCCGTCGATAATCTTTTCCCAAACCTTGGATGTGCGGTCCCAATCATAGTGTGTGCGACATGCGCGGTATGCATCGTGGCCAGCTTTTAATCTTAGAGATTCTGGCTTGCGCAAGAACAATCCAAGCTTTGTAGCTAGGTCTTGGTTGTTTGGCAGCGCACGATAAGCGTGGGTTTCCGACTCTCTGAACATGCGTTCTACTTCAATTGGTGTGCCTTTGAGATTTCTCACAACAGAAGCCATTGCGGAATAATCTACTGACATTACTGGGACACCACAAGCGGCAGCCTCAACCTGTGGCATACCAAACCCTTCACAGATAGCATATTGAATATAGACATCAAAACAGTTAATGATAGCAGCAAGGTCTTGCGTGCTTACACCATTTTGTGAGGTGGGCATATGTGCTCGTGGTTGTCCACACTTAGGACACGTTTGTACAGCATCATGAAAGAATGATGGGAACACCTTACCGCACTCATGACACATGTATGTACATAAGATTTTGTGTCCGATGCCTGATTCTCGTATTAGTCTTGGTATGTCCCATCCAATATCTGGATATGCTGTGTGTAGATAAAGAAATGTTTTCTTTCCAATGTCTGGATATTGTCTTAGAAACAGCTTAAATGCTTGAATCAAATCTGGGTAGAGCTTGCGTTTTTGGTTACGCATAATTGTACCAACAATATTAACACCTTTCTCAAAACCCATGGCTTCTCGGTGTGCATCTTTATCTGGAACTGGTTTTAATAATTCGCCGTTCGCTGCCGGTGGAGCTAGACCGCAATAATTGACAGCTTCATTGGTTTCTTCCAATAGTGTGTCTCTACCAAATTCAGAATATGCGCATACTGAATCAGCATTGATGTATGTAGCTAACCAATTTTCCATTTGAGGGGCGCTATCAACCGTTGGCATAATAGCCCAATGAAAGTTCTTGCGAAATGGCGAGCGTGCTGTGTATTCAAACATCCACCAGTCACGTATATCCAAAACAACATCAGGCTTGAAGTCCAAGCAGATTTCTTCTAATCTCCACGCCCCCCATTGATTGGCAGCTTGTGAGTTGTAGTGCTCTGCTTGTTCATCGTTGTCTGGCATGCAACCATAATAGGTCCATGGTATAGTACGACCACGAGGGTCATTATAGTGACCATACCCACCAAGCTCAGCTATTTCATATTTTCCAGTAGCATGTAATCGTGATAGCACTTCGTGTCCATAAATACCATAGCCGGTATTCAGGAACGTTGCCTCACCCATCCACAAAATCCTGGGTTTTCTTGACATTCTTTCGTCCTAATAATACGCTTTGAAAATTAAACTTGTCTACTCTAAACACTACACGATTTATCTTAGTTCCATCATCTAGTGTGACTGCATAACTACAAGCCGAAGCTCTATCTATTACAAGTAGCTCACCCTTTTTACAGAATTTTGCCACAGTTTCGGCAGCAGTATCCCATATTTCAAAATCTAAAAATTGTGTTTGCTCCACAGTAGTTTTGTCAGATTTTTTGAATTGTCTATTAACAGCTAGTGTAAAATTTGTCAGAGCGATGGGATTCTTTCCAGGTCGCTCGTGACTAGTAAGTACCGGGTCTGCCGCTAATCTCCCAACAAAATGACATTCATTCATTGATTCACTCCTTGTAATTCCTCGTCATCTGTTCCAAGCGTAAATAATTCACGAATTAACATAAAGCCTTCCAATAGTCCTTCGCTATCAGCTATTTCATCGTGTTTATCAGAAAAGCCATTTCTACAACCATCTGTGACAATTGCATCAAGTTTTTCTTCCTTCATTATATCGCTCATATCCATGAATGGACTTAAATTTATGCTGTTGAAGTCTTCATATGATAACGTTTCCTTGCCAGACATAAACTTAATCATAGACGTATCATATTCCATTCTTATGCACTGAGATATAATAGTGTATATTATATATGCTCTTTGTACATACATTGGACATGATATAGTCCATTCACACAATTCTTGTCCATCTTCGTCATACGCACATACAAAGACTCCTTCTGGTTTATACTCGTGGTATAACCTTGAGAAGGCAACCACTGGATATTCGACGCGCCCTGGAAAGTGTGTAACACAACCAGTATCGGTCTTCTTTACGACGACCCGATATTCATTACGGTCGAGAATTTCTTCGACTGTATTCGGGGATTTTTCTTCGGTGTTGTTGTTTATCATATCTATTGTACCAGCCAAACCTCGTTGCTGTCAACTATATCTGCCAAACTTTTTGAATAACAAACGAACTATTACCTTTGCGCGTGTTTTTTTCTCCCTGCACTAAGACGGTATTGCCCTCATACAAAATATGATTGTTCTCTCTCCACACATCTGAAAATACCACAGCGTCGTCTATTGCACAGGAACTATCAGACATACCAATAAAGGCCATCTTCTGACCAGGATTCTTTCCTCGCTTAGTTTTCACTTCTTTTGTTCTTGTGATTTCTACGGCCAATACAGTATATCCGCTATGTCCCATCAACACTTCTTTGCATGTACAATTAGCCTCAACTGCTTTTTCACAACCGTCAACCTTACTACAGGTTATGGACGCCCCCAAGTATTTATCTTCACACCAAGCAATATAGTCAGCAGTATCATGTAATTTGTATGGAGGCTTCGCTAGTAGCTCTGCGAGGTCAGACACTATCTTTACGCGCTTGGCGTTGTGGCATCCACCACCTTCTTTTTTGGTGCTGCCACATTCACGCAAGGCACTCAATAGATTTCCATAGCGCTTATCGGTGTTCTGTGTCAGAATCCACTCTTGTTCTTTCTTGGTTAGCTTATTCCACACACCAATCTCGTATAACATAGACGTGCGTGATTTCTTTAAGTAATCTAAACCACCAGAGGAAATTATGGCTTCATTAACTGTAACCGGAACGTTATTTGCAAACAACAACAGATAATCCATCCAAGACCAATCATAAACATCTTTACCAGATGACTCGCGTGCTTCCTTTGCTTTGTCAAACACTTTAAGCAAGGCAGCATTCCCTATTTGTTTGATGTCTCCAATCCCAAAGTAAATCTTATTGTCTTTCACGTATGGGATATCTTCTTGGTCTCTAAAATCTGGGACGCAAACCTCTACGTCTGCGAGCTTGGCATCGTTGACCAACTCATACACTTCCTCCCCGGTGTCTTGTTTCCACTGAGCACCATCTAAATAAGAGCAGTAAAACTGGACGGGGAAGTGAGCTTTAACATAGGCGGTCCAGTAGCCACCCTCCCCATAACACACGGCGTGGGATTTGTTGAAGGAGTACCGCTGAGATTCACGAATCCAGCCGAAGATTTCCTGGGCCTGTTCCTTGCTCACAATCCCCTGCGAAGAACAACCGGATTCAAAGTCGCCCCACACCTTAGCCATAATATCGGCTTTCTTCTTACCAATAGCTTTGCGCAATATGTCAGCTTGTTGCAAGTCAAATCCGGCCAGTGTTACGGCAATATTCATGCTCTGTTCTTGGTATGTGAGAACACCATACGTGGTGTTTAGTATGGGCTCCAACGCAGGATGTAGATACTCAACTGCTTCCACAAGGTGTTTTCTATCCTTGTAGTGTTCGGTCATAGACTTGGCTGGAAAGATTTCCATGTCTTCATCTTCAACTAAAGCCGTGCCGTCATAGCCAGGAAACCAGAGTTGGGTTTGCCCCTTGCGATTGCTTTTATGTCTTACTAGCTCATGTTTGTTGTGGTCTAATATGACACGCGACTGACCATTTAACTCGCCAGTCTCTTCGTCAGCAAATTCCAACGTGATACCCCTATGGAATCTTACGTAGGGTTTGGACATAGCACGAAGACATCCGGGACGAATCAAACTTACTAAAGCTCCTAGTTCTTCCAAGCTTTCTGGTTTAATATGCATAGCCCAGGTTTTTCCAAGATGGCCTTCAAGCTGAAACACACCCTTAGTGCTACCGTCCGCCAGCAAGTTCCATGTGCGTGCGCATGTATGTGGAATGTTGTAGATATCCACATCGATACCCAGCGGTAGTTGCCCTTGATGGGCGTCACCATCTATAATATCGTCAGTTCCAATAATTGGGAACTGGCAGCCGCAGTTGTATATTAGTTTACCCATTTATTTTACCCAACTTAGAGACCAACTATCGCCTGGGGCGCTTTCAATGCCTCCCCACACACCATGGAAGTATAATGGATAATCCTTACCAAAACACTGTTTAGTAGGACACCACAATTCTTCTCTTTTGCAACTTTCGTATGCCTTCCGCATTGCCTCTTTTCTTTTGATGGTTTCTGTGTCATCCTCGTACCAATCAATTTCCGGCGGCTGGGTGCGGTCCTCAACATACTCCATTTTATTACCGCATAATGGACAATACACTATACTGTTCTCCTTACGTCTTTCACACGTCTTTCAAATTCTTTCCAATCTCTTGTCCACAAATAAGCAAATTGGTTGTCTAAACTACTGCCAGCATTTTTACACACACACTTATCTAGTACGAAATCTATGATGTCATTTAGGTGCTTGATTTTAGATTCCAACGCCACTATTTCTGTTGGACAAATGGTCGTGTAAATACTACGGCCAATGTCAGCAGAGTGACCAATGCGCGGTCCTGGGTGTCCCATAACTATGCTCCTAACAACAACGTGTTCCAAGTAGCAACTGAATGTTTTCAGTTCCAACACCGTGTTCGGATGCTATGCTACTAGCCATAACAGCCAAGTCTTCCAGCGTATACTGTTTGTTGTCTATTTGACCACAGTCTATATCTGCCAAGACCTGCCCCATGATAAAGCTATTGTCATCACTAAAGATGTCCTTCTCGTAACAAACTTCATGTAGGGCTTCTGAAAAATCATCTGGGTCATTCACATCTAAGTTATGTTTTTTAATGTAAGCTGCTATTTCAGTTTTGAATATAACAGCTATATCATCATTACTTAGTCTATAACCAAGCATTATGAATGACGACGTACTACTATTACTTACGAATCCACTTCTAACTTTCATATTGGTTTCTCCATTACATAAACAATAATTTTTTCAATCCTGTTTTCAATTGGCAGCCACTTAACCTCCACAACTTCCAGCGCTTCATGTTCAACATACATGAAATCTCCAACACGAGGTACTGCTAAACACAATATCGGGTCATGCAGCTTTTGTTTTAATGTGCCGTCTTCATGCATGAGATACACTGCTATTTTAGGTATTATATCTACTAGGTCAACATTCATATTAGTACACCTTATATAATTTAGGACGTGGGTCTGGGTCATGTTCGTTGTTTATTCGTTGTCCCCAGATTTCAAATCGAGACTGGCCTGCTTGCCAATGTAACTTCCAACCCAATAACCACGCTATGGGATTCATACAGTGACATGCTGTGCGCACAGGCCAATACCACGGATAGTCTTTGGCTAACGTCATGCGAAACATCCCTTCATTTCCAAGCGACGGCGACCATCCTCATTGGGGCTGGTCATATATTGGCCGAGCTTTATTAAGCGCTGGGCTATTTTCGCCGTCCATTCCACATCCCACATAGCATCATGTGCTCCTTGCTCAATCTCTTCCTTGGGAACTCCCATCCACTCAAGTACGGTTGTCAGCTTCAAGTTCTTTAGCTCTGGATTATTCCTGTGCCAAAACCACATATGTTCCATGACATCAAAGTGAAACACTGGATTCAACAACGTTTGATTACCCCATTTGTTGTCCCAGTATCCGTACTTCTGACAATACCTATTCATAATTGGCATGTCAAAGTTGTCGCCGCCATAGTAAACTGGCGTGGGCGCACCAAACGTATTCTTTTGTTTGTTGATGTTGTGCTTCTGTATCCAAGCTGCCCATGTGGGAAACATCACAGATGCTTCTGGGGCATCCATCAACTGCTCTTTGGTTAGCCCATTAACACGCAGCGCTTCATCCTCTAGACTTTCAAAGTCCTCTGGTTTCATCAGTGTCTTAAATGTGTCTTTGACCGCTAATGAATTTCTATCCAGAATGAGAGCCCCAATCTGAATCACTTCGCAAGTTTTAGAGTCTTTTCCGCCTGTCTCAAAATCGAACACACATAGATGTCTGTTATCCATTGGCCTTATCCATTAATTAGTTAATTGTTGAGTAGATATTTTCATACATAAATCCAAAAATCGTTCCATTGTCAAATCCCATTTCATAGTATTGACATTCTTGTGCAACCATTGCACATTTCCTTCTTCGTATGGTTTTGCGCTATCAATCCTGTCTAACGATGCGTCAACATTCATGGTAAGCGATTCACCAGATAGAGCACATTTGCGACCTTGTTGTTCAAACAGTTGCCATATATAGTCGATTGTGATATTGAGTTCAATATGACGACTTTTTGCATTTGTGCGTAATGCTTTCCAAAGTCTCTTACCTATGTGGTCGTGGTCTGGGGATTGATTTGGTCTCAAACACCCACACGAATTGGTGTTGCCGCTGGTTAAAGCGTATCTTTTAACCTTAAATTCATTTCCACAATCACACTTACATAAACACACCGGATGGCCACTGTCGCTCTTGGTAAAATACGGGTCTATAACCACAAGCTTACCTATGCGAGCGCCACTTTCTATTCTGCGTCTTTTGCGAAATCCATATTTAGTATTTGCCAAGTAAGAAATATTAGATTTGTGACATCCCAGTTCGCTTGCTATGTCTTCCGCTCGTCTGTTTTTTGTGACATATTCTTCATACAGCCACTCTTTTGTAACTTCAATTGCCATATAACTGCTCCCATGAAATAAAGTAAACCTTGATTTACTTTATTATACACCACAACTAGATAAATCTTATCTCAATTTACCATATTTGAGTAAATTTAGTGCTCCGTGAACCTTGTCGAGAAAGGCCACCCCTAGAAAGTCAAACTTAACATGTCCCATTGCCTCTAAATCTCCCATTTCCATACCAGCTATCATCTGACCGGTGCTTTTGTCATATATCATAGGACAAATTTCACACAAAGGCTTTTGTGAGATAATCACACCAGCAGCGTGTTTACTCTGTGACTTCTTCGTTCCTTCAATCCGAATGGCCTGTTCAAATATACGAGCCATTGGTCCTTGAATACGACCTTCGTCATCCAAGTAGGCCCATTGTTTAAGTTCCTCCGAATTGTGTTCCAGCGCCCACTGAATAATAGAGGCTTCGCCGTCACCACCAGCCTTCTTATCCAGTTCTCGCATGGCCTGCAACTGGTCGCTAATTTCAGCCTCGTCTGGGATGAACTTGGTGAGCATATTAACTTCTTCGTGGCTCATAGCAGCGTGAGCGCGCACCACGTCTTTAATTGCTCCGCGCCCTTGCAAGCGCGTGAACGTAAGCATCTGGGCCACTCGGTCGTGACCATACTTATCTTTCACATAATCGATGATACGACCACGATTGCGAATCTCAAAGTCCATATCCACATCCGGCAAACTGACACGCTCGGCTGTATTACGACCCGCATTATAAAATCGCTCAAACAACAGGTCATACTCGATGGGGTCAATGTGAGTTGTGTTTAATAGATATAGCGTGAGAGAGCCAGCGGCAGAACCACGCCCAGCACCAGTTAATTGTCCATCTTTACGTGCCCAGTCGATAATGTCCCACACGATAAGGAAGTAGTCGGCTAGACCAACTTCGGTCAGCGTCTTATATTCCATGTTGAGTCTATCCCTATACTCTTGTTCGGTGTGGTCACTAGACTCAATCACTTGTTGAATCTTTGGTAGGCGCATATCCCAGCCCTCATACATGAGTTGTTTCATGTATTCCTTAGATGGCATGTTGTTAGGACATGGGAATTGAGGAAGCATAGGCGGGTGTGTCAAGTCGTACTCTTCACACATGTCTGCTATTTTAAGAGTGTTAGCCAATTCTTCTTCTGTGTTACCGCCTTCTATCATTTCATCATACGACGGTATATGATAGTTGTTAGAGCGGAAGAATGTACCCAGACCAATTTCTTCACCCCTAACCATCTTCTCGTCAATCTCTTTGAAGTTGGTATTGAGCGCATTACACAACAGAACACGTTGGTCATACGCATCTTCCTTTTCAGCGTAATGTGCATCTGGCGTTGCGATACATGGAATACCGGTCTTCTTAGAGATATATCGCAGACCTTGAGCAAGAAGGGTCATGGCTGGGTAGTTTTTAGAATCCATGAGTTGGATTTCAATAAAGAAGTTGCCCTTACCGAAAATCTCTTGAAGCCTCAGCGCTTCTTTTGTGGCTCGTTCAACCCAGTCGCTACGTGTGTATTGTTTTGCATCTTCTGGCGTGCGACATTGGTCTAAGTCATGCGTATCGGTAAATATACACGAGGCTAAGTGTGAGCCAAGGTGGCCACTAAAGGCTATCAGGTTTCCATCGGCGTATTCAGCTAACCTATCCAGGTCAAGTCGTGGCTTGTAGTAATAATGTTCTGGCGCGTTAGAAGCACTACTAGCTTGAATTAGTTGACCCCAACCTTTGGGGTTTTTAGCTAGAACCACAAGGTGGTGGAGTTTGCGGTCGCCGTCTTTAATGGTAGCGTCCTTTGGACATACGTACATTTCACAACCAATAATTGGCTTCAAGTCTCTGTTGCTCATAGCTTCCATAAAGGATACTGCACCAGCCACAGTTCCGTGGTCGGTAATTGCAGACCCAGGCAGTCCAAGCTTTATACAGCGCTTAGCAATTTGATTAGGCTTAGAAAGTCCGTCCAATAGACTATAATGGCTATGAACATGTAGTGGGAAATACGTTTTCATTATTCAAAAATTCTCCAAGTTTTGCTTTAGGGTATCTAGAAAACTTTCGTCGAATTCATAAGCAAAACGATTACTACCAAGCTGGTGAGCACGAGCGGGTTGTTTGTGTGCGTCCATACTGTTAATAATAACCCTTAACAATGTTTTGAGGTCTTCAACTTTTTTCTCTGCGTCTTTATAGCGGTCGTCTATGTCCGTCTGCTCTGGAACCAGGGCCAGATTTTCGGCTGCAAGCTGTGTGCAAACAGCCAGATTCACAAACGCAGGCAGCAGCACTTGGTGGTCATCTTCTGGTCCAAGAGACCTCATTTGGTCCCAGAGAGAATCCACCCCGTGTAGTATTATACCATAGGCGTGATGATTGTCAACCACAATCGAATTTATTCTGGCTTGGCTGACCAACTCCCAGACCAGTTCGTTAAATGTTTTGTTCATAGTAACATCCTAAAAATTCCAATTACCTTTTCCACATCATCCTTTTTACCTCTTTCGTGTGCGGTGACCAAAGCTTCCGCCAAATAGCGAATTCTATCATACTCCTCTACGAGTTCTGTCACAGCACTACCAGCAAGCATTTCCTTTGCCTTAGCTGTATCACGTAGTTGTGCAACAATGGCGTGTGTCATCAACTTTCTGTTAATGTCAATATTGACACGCGGTTGCTGTATTGGTTCAACCTGTGGTTTTTGCTGCATGCTTTCCACTAGGTTATTCGGGATTTTTCCGCCTAGTGGTACTTTTTGTCTGTGCCGGTTCATCTGTTAAATGCTCCCAAACTGCTAACATGGCTTCGCGAGCCTTCTTCCATTTTTTCCTCAATTCTGGGTCTGCTATTTTTCTTGGAGCTATATACTCAAAGATACAGTCGCCCAGACCATTATATGAAACATAATCATGAATAGCTTCGTTGTCCGCTGGCCCAGAAGGTAAGTCTTCCGGTATTGGAATCTTTGGCATGCCCTTTGGTATGTCATAGACCCATAAGCCAGGAGATGCCTCATGGTGCCCTAAAGGATGTTCTTTTTTTTTACTACGTTTTTTCTTATTGGGCCTTACGGGAGAGGGCTCCCTCTCTTGCTCAATGAACATGTATCCACAATCACATTTGATTTTTCTACAACCGTGCGATGCGCTACACTCGGGACACTCTTTTTTGCCTTTGGCCATATTATCGCTCCTGCGGTTGTGGTTTAATATTTTGTAGTTCTACTGTTCCATAGAAACCCATGCGTCTTTGTCTATGCATATTTCTATCAGCATAAATACCAATGTGAGAGATGTATGTTTCTGGCGTACTTAGCTCAATAATTTTATCCACTAAGCCATCTACTAGGAGTTGCATACATTCATATAAAACTTCTACATTACCCATCCTTGCATGTTTGATGAAAAAATCAGCAGATATACCAATTTCTTCTTCGTTTTGTGGTTCGGTTGGTGCTTCACCAATGTCTGTATTAGTTTTATATTGCACTGCTTCTGTAATGTTCTTAGCAACATATGCTTCAATTTCTCTCAGTGCTTCTTCTGAATTAAAGCTAGCATGTTCTTTTAATAGTTCAATTAGCTTATCTTTATTCATTGTTTAACTCCCTGGGTTTTGATAAAAGCCAACGTTGAATCCTGGCTCAGTATGGTTGCGAATGACATTATCGATGCCATGCTTGCGTGTTTCGTCGGCTATATGCTGACACATGGTTCGTTCACAATTTTGATTAGCTGGATTTTTTGGACTACCAAACCAACACACGTATTTGCAGAACCAATGCTTATTACTTGAGGATTTGAGCTTTGGACGAACATTATGTTTGATAGTTTCAAAGCGTTTGCGCAGCATCTTCATGGTCGTTTCTATGTTTTCTGGACCATACGATAGCGTGAACGGACCCGCTGTGCGCACATAGTTGATGGTCATAGCAAATGTTTCCACGTCGGGATACATCTGTGTTAGCGCCCAATGATATATACTAAGCTGTGGGTCAGCGCAAAAGTCATGATAGTGTTTGTCTTCGCCAGTAGCCCAGTTGACACACTTGCCACTCTTCCAGTCGATTACTTCGTAGAAGGTTGGGTCTATCTCTGTTACGAGGTCAATCGTGCCCTTGACATGTAGTCGTCCCTCTAACGTGCTGCCGTCTGGCATCTTATACTCGTACTCAGCCCACGGCTCCATAATTGGTAAGTCAAAATGTGGCTCAGCCTCTACAATCTTTCGCTTGCGCGGGTCAAACATACCGTCGTAATACTCTAGAGTTTGACACGACCATTCCCACACATCACCTTTATCCCGAGCGGAGTATTCGTGGATACTTTTGTCTGGCGCTGTGTAGTATTCAAACGACTTCTCAAAGAGCCACTCAACAAATTGAGGGTCTTCTAACTTTTCAGGAGAGATGGACACTTTGCCCATAACTTCGTCCACGAAATGTTTTTCATTGTCTTGCAACGCTTTTTTGCCATGAGCTAAACACTCCATAACCTTGTGTAAGATTGTACCCATCTCAGCTTTCTTACCAGACGGAGATGGTTTGCCAAGCACATATGTTAGCATATATTGCTGTTGACATACTGACCAACAATTATAAGATGAGCTTCTAAAAAACGTAACTGGTATTGCCATATTATTACTTTCTATTGACATTGGCTATTGATGTGCATAATCTAATAAATTCATCTTGTTGGAAATCCATTTTCATTTTTTGTACATCCTTGTGTATCCATTGAACATTGCCTTCAACATATCCTTTAGACGAATCTATTCTATCTAATGATGCAGTTTGTGTATGTTTATTGATATTGCTTTCCGTTATGGCAAATTGTAATATCCGACCAGATAAAGCGCAAATACCTTTTTGCTGTTGAAATAATAACCATGCATACTCTTTTGTTATAGCAAACATAAGATTTCTGCGTTTTGCCCCATCTTGAATCCTAAACCAACAACTATCAGTAATTAATCCAACCAAATTTCTTTTTTTATTTGGTTTGTTTAATCTACTATGTGCTCTTGGCGATATATTATGTTGTTGTAATGCTAATAAAACAGACGTTTTTGAACACCCAACTTCCGCAGCAATTTCCCTAGTGGATTTTTGTTGTCGAATATAGTGGTTTGACAAAAATTCTTTAGTTAATGTTGTTTTTAGTGACATATTGGCTCTCCTTAATGTGATTGACTACCAATAATATACACCAAATATATGTTTTCGGTCAGTAATTACCCCTTCTGGTTTGGCAAATCATCAGCGGTACACCACTTCCAAGCATCATAACCCCACTCACGCATCTTTAATGTAACGTCTTTGTTTTGTTCTCCAATAGTCATGTTCGTATTGTCACATACGTAGTCATATTCAGAGTGTGGGAAATCGTCCAATGCAGTCTCGCTCTCGTGCTCGTCTTGTCCAGCAAATGGAGAGCGTAGGAGTCTGATGACTTTACCACCAGCGTTTTGAATGCCCCTCACTTCGTTCGGGAACCTACAGTCAGTGATGACAGCTAGCTCTGACCCATCATCTTCGATGTTTTTGAGACACGCATCTACCCATACGTCACCATATATGGTGCGGAAAATGTCTGTGCCCATGACCTGTAGGATGTTGCGACCGCTCATTGGTTTCTTCCATGAGCCCTCTTCTTTAATTTTCTGGCGCGTACTATCTAACAAGAATGGGTCAAATTGGTCCCACCCAAACTTAGTGGGCGCATCCTTTTGCTCATTAGTGCCATTTACCTGCTCATACTCTAGACCAAAGATAGCACAGGCTGACATTTTGAGAATGTCTGCAAATGAGTATAGTTTACACACGGGCCAAACATACTGTGCCATCAGGTTTTGTATATGTGGGTCTTTACTGGTTGGGTCAAACGCGCCTTCGATAAGCTCTCCATTTTCGCCAACACAAGGAACTATGAGTTCGCCATGTGTGCTAATTTTTCTGTACGACACCATATCGACAGATACCATTTGTTCGCCTATAATCCAATTGGAGGCTGTGGTTTTGCCGCTCTGTTTCTTTCCTGATAGTCCAAGTATTTTAGTCATTGATATACTCCATAAAAAGGTTATGTGTGAAAATGCGCACGAGTGACGTAGTGAAATTTGAATTAACAAACTGAGTCAGTGAACTACGTGCGCTGTGAATTAGAAAGGATACGAGTGACAAAGTGAAATTTGAATTAACAAATTGAGCTATTGAACTACGTATCCAAAAACATACATACAAAACAAGGCTGTGAAACTTGATTAAACAAGTTGACTTTTTGAGTTTTGTATAGTATCTTTTATAACTACAAACAACTCTTTTATTGACCGCGCATATTTGCTTCGGTGCGACAAAAATTGTTGTTCTTGTTCTTTGGTAAAATCTGAATCTGGTACTATAATGTTGTTTGCATCACGTTTACGACCGCGTTTTTTCTTCAAAACTTCCTTACGACTAATCTCATCACAGTCCATTTGATTTGCAATATAATGTCTCATTCCATGATAGTACAAGTTGCTTCTTGCTACTCCACCACGTAGGTGATGAGGTGACATACATAAAATGTGTTTTTTAACAAATCCCCATCCTGGTAACTCACCAGTAGAGTTTCTTATTCGCATTGTTCCATCGTAAGCCATTAGTGTTGACGCAACAGAATATATTTGAGAAAAACATACTTTTTGTAGATTGAATTGTCCAGCTCTATCTCCTATTTTATATTTGCTGCTATCCGTCAATCTAAATGCTGTCTTAGTATCGTCGGATAAATTCTCACAAATTGTATTTAAGTTTTCAATCAAAAATTGTGACAGCATATTGTCGTCTAAAAAGTATCCATCACCACCCAAACCCCTAGTAATGTTCAATATGTTGTTTGTTTCAGCCTTGAAAACATAACCTTCTTCGCGCACTGGGTCTGGTTCAAATGTAGTAGGAGGTTTTCTATAGGAGACCGTACATTCTTCTGTGAATTTATGTATGGCTCGTAAATCATTCTCGTCGTTTTTGTCAAGCCCAGCATAATTACGCGCTCGGTTGGTTTGTTGCTCTGGGAATAACAACAGAACTACATTTTTGTCTGCACACAACTTATAGAATGACAACAGTTCTTCCGCCGTAAACCACTGTGCCTTGGAATATTTGCGCTTTGGAACACCCATGTGGGCATTCTCGACAATCAAGCGCGTGCCAGACACAAGACTATTTGGCAAATCTAATATATCCGCTTTGTCTTTGAGTGTCCATATGGTGTTTGTAGTTGCATTAAATAACATTGCCGAGTTCTGACCAAAATCCATAATTACTTTTTGCATCGTTTTCTCCTTTGAAAATGGGGTGAGTATTTGAAATCGGAACAAACCGACTAACACTCTGAACCCCATATGTAATAAAAACACGGAATAGGATTCTGAAATCTGAACAAACAGACTGACATGGTGAACTCCGTGCATAAAAACCTGCGTCAAATAGAGTAAGGATATGAAACCCAACTAAATGGGTTGACTCATTGAACTCTATTTCACACCTACTCCTCGATTAAATTCCTGTATTTGTTCTAAGACTGGATATATGTCATCAGTCACTTGGTCGGTTTGCAACTCTCCAACATCATCTGCGTTTAATGTTGGAAAGTATATTCTATGGCTACGTTGTAGCTGTTTTTTAATTTCGGCAGCGGCTTCTTTACCAGCATCGTCATTATCCATAATCACAACTACATTCATACACCATGCTGATTCAATGAGCATTAGTTGTTCGTCGGTAAGCGAGGAACCAAAGATGGCCACACTGTTCTTAATACCAGCATCTTCTAATCTCCACACATCACCGGGGCCTTCCACAAGCACCATCGTGCTGCTGTCCATAATATGTTGTCTGGCAAACCACAGGTTATATAGGTGGTGGGCACACTCAAAGCCTGGAGAATTTTTCCACTTACATGCGTTGATTTGGTCTGCAATACGCTCTGGGCATGACGTGTCTGGGTCATGATACCAACTACACTTCTTGCATTGCCCCCAATGTGTTCTGGCTGTCATACCAATAATTGTGTCATACGCCGTGTTATAAATTGGTACTACAGACCTATTAGTTTTTTCTGAGTAACCAACATCATAACGCGCTAGTATTTCTTCACTGTAGTTACGGCCAATGTAATAAGGTGAAGGAATTTCTACGTTTTTGCGGTACACATCTGGTGTCCATACACGTTCTGCAATAGTTTTCGGTCTGGCATTTAGTCGTCGAGTCATGTTGTTGAACTTTTGACGCTCAAGCGTTGCCGCGTCTGGTACAGGTACGTCGGCCAGACTTTTGTATCCAAGAAACTTAGCCATCCAATCTACAGCATAAGTCCAAGGAATTTCATCGCTGTGTTGTTTAGACAACATGGCGTGAACAAAACCTACCAGGGTTTTTCTCCACTTCTTTTCACAGTTACGAGTATGACAACCCCAAATACCACGTACTGTATCACCTTCTGGATATAGATTCCATGCCGCTGGATTATCTCCACCATGTACTGGACATGGACCGAACAACCTTCTATTGCTGCGAGTATAAGTTACTTGCAGTTCAGTCAGCAGGTCTTCGATAGACTCACAGCATTCATCCGTTATCTGGTTCACCAGTGCTTGGCTGTACATCATCGTCTCCAAATGGGATATTGTCCACGTCTTGCGCTGGCTTTTTCTTTTCAGCAGTACGTTGTAATCCAAGTCGCGTTTCGCCTTCGCGAATACGACCACACTCTCCAATAAAATGCAGGTTGATATAATCACCAGCGGGTAATCCTGCGCCATGTCTAGCGCTAACAGGCACCAGTTTCATGTTTCCATATTGTGGTCCTGTCTCACCAATCTCTTCTGGTGTCTTTGTTTTATAGACAGTGAAGTTTGTTACAAGCCACAAGATACGGTCGGAACCAGCAATAACGTCAGTAGACTCGCGGTCAATACCGTCTCTATTCAACTGGATAAGGCTAAACACAGGCACATCATGTCGAACAGCGAAGTTATGCAAGGCAGTCATCATGAAGCCGAGCACTTGATATTCTCTCATGCTGTCATTCAGCCCTTCACCACTCATCATTTTCATATAATCATATATGATAAGACAATCATTTCTAACACCATTCTCATCAAATCCCACCTCTTTTGTAACCCATCTGCGCATAATAGAGATAATCTCTTCAAATGGCTTACCAGATACATTGAGATAGTGTAATGGCAACGGAGCGTTTTCATCTGTTCCGGTGAGAATCTCAGCGACTTCCCTTACCTTCCCTTGCTTAAATGCGTTAAGCGAATACTGGCCAGTTTCAAGCTCGTCAATAGTGACCTTTACATTGTAATCCATGCATAGGTTTGGCAACATGCGAGTCCAGTGGTCTTCTTTACACATTTCAGTGTCAAGATACAAGACTGGGATACCAAGGTTTTTAGCTACGTGTAGACCGATGTTTGCGGACACCATAGACTTACCAGTTTTTGGGCGCGCCCCCATCAAAGACACTGTCTTGCGACGGAAACCACCGCCGATGGACTGGTCGTAGTATGGCATTCCACTGCTAATACCGACAATCTCTACTGGGTTTGATTCTAGCTCGTCTAGGTAATCACGAAGACCTTCACCAATAAGTTGTGGTGTCGAAGTCTCTTCGTTGTGTAGCATTGAACTAAAATCAAACACTACGCTTTCAGCAATACCCAGAATGGATTCAATAGACTCTGTGCCTTTGATATCCTCTAGTGTTAGCGCCGCTTGTTTAAGCTGGTCTCGCAGTAAACGTCCAACCTGTAGCTTGCGCACTTGTGCAGCCCATGTTCTAACGTTTTCTAACAAGACACGTCCGTTCATCAGACTGCGCAGGTGTTGTAAGTCAGACTTCGTTTCAAAGAACGTGTCATATCCAAGTTCACTAGCACATGCAAGAAGAGATGTTTGGTCAAACTTAACCATATCCTTCTTTTCATACATGTGTTTAATACATTTGAACGTTGCCTCATTAAGAACATCGGTAAAGCTACCGCTGTCAATAAAGTCAGCAACATCTAAATATGCATCTTCCCCGTATTGAAATAGTCCAACCAACACAGCGCGTTCAGCAGCACGGTCAGCCATTAACTCTTCACGCATGCTTAAAATCTCCTGTTGGGACGACGCTTTCCATCCATTTCATCTCTACGTTGTTGTCTCAACACTCTATCGCGACCGGTTGGTGTATTACAATCATTACAGCGATACGTGTTTTTTTCCGGGTCTTTATCATATCTGCTAGCCAACATTGGGGAAACCCTTTCCCATTTTTCACACAGGGAGCATTGCACTTCTACCAGTGAACCAGTGTCTCTGTCGGTTGTGCTAACTCCCTTAGAACCTAGCTCTGGATGCCTTGTCACAAGTTCTTCTTGGAATGCTTGCATAGCACCTTTTGGGTCGCTAACATTTTCTCCATCATCACTGAACTGATTTACACGGTCCTGTTTTGCTATTTCTTCTTGTCGACAATACACCTTGTCTCCCTCGCGTTGTTGTATTTTTGCTCCGGTATTTACAACGCGGAAATCTTCCATGTCAACATCACCGTCCTTAGTTTGAATCATATCGTGTCCCATTGGAACAAGTGCTTCTGCTTCTCTTTGTGCTTCAATAGAAGTCTCAGAAACTTCAATCACATTAGCTGGCAATGGATTTGCGTTTGGATTCACATAGTGTTCGGGGTCATGGAGTTCCTCTGGCGTCATAACTGTAGAATTAAGAATGTCATCAAGACTCTTTTGCATTGGCTGTCTTGTTGGTGGCGCTTCTTCTCCAGTGATAGCCTGATACACCTTGCGAATTTCAGACCAATTACCACTGGCTATGCCATCATGGAATATTTCTTTTACTGTTTTGCTCATAGTTTTTGACTCCTCTTTGTCTGTTGTAGTTCAGAAAATGACTTAGCGGCAGCCGTTAGTTGATTGGGTATGTAAGCAAGACATTCAGCTTTAGCTTCGGCATTTGCTATGATTTGATGTAGTTTCATAGCAACGTCATTATCTCTACTGGCCAACAATCTACGGTATTCAAACGGCGTGTACTTAGTGCCATACTGTGTGATTGTACGTGCTATTAACCATTCGATGTATTTGTTACACCAATTGATATCAGCTTTAATCATGTTGAGTTGTAGCTGAATATAAGTGGCCTCTTGGTTGATAATAATAGATGCCTCGCCACACTCTTCCGCGCTTAACCTTCGTAGTTCAGTGCTTGTCATGGTTAAGAAACGTTCAACTTCATTAGCTGGTCTCAATAATCCAAGGCCGACTTCGGATGGATACCGCTTGATAAGCATTTGTATGCGACCGTGCTTTTCTTCTACAGTCTCAGTCTTCTGCGTTTTCGATTCGTTCTCTCCACTCATTATCCGTCTCCGAAAAAGGTAGTATGGCCATGCGTATGTTATTATTCTGACACCAGTCGCGCTTATTTTGGTCTCTTTTATTTGCCTGTGCGAATCCGAAACGGTCACCGTGGAAGTGTGGTACGAATTCGTAGTGCTGCCGACCATGACATTCTATGACAACTTTACGGAATGGTAAATAGAAATCACAGAAAAGTCGGCATCCAGGTATAGGCACTTCCTCTAAAATTTGTTGCGTAGGATACATCTGCCGCAGAAGTGCTCGACAACGCAAGTGTAATTCTGAACGAGGTCTAGTGTCATTAAAATCCACCGTGTGTCCTGATGGAGGCCACGGGTGAGATTTTCCTTTTAAGTCTACAACGCGCATGTTAAGTCCCCAACATTTGATTAAACACTTCTTGTAGCTCAACACGTTCACGCTCAACATCCCTTAGTCGTTGAACCAACTTAGCTTTACCTTGAACCTTGTATAGCTTTTCGTCATAATCTTCTTCGCTAAGAACGTTCTTCATATATGCTAGTTTGAACCATGAACCTGACTGAACTATGAAGCCAAACTCAATTGCCATCTCTACCATTTCGTGCAATTCGTCAATACCAACACCATATGTGATAGTTGATGTTGCGCGTTGTCCAGGTGGGGCAAATGCTGTGGAAGTGGTAATCCAGTCAACACTTTGTCCTATTGGACGACCTTCTTCTGTGCCACCCTCGCGGATAAGCTTGAAAGTTTTACACTCTAGGCCAATATCCATAGCATACTTGATTTTGTTTCCACCACTGGCATGCTTGGCCTTACCAAATCCGCTGGTGTTGGCAATGAAGTGTAGGATGCCTACTAGAACAATGTCATTTACAGGAATAACATTAGACAGTCTCCGACAGAACTTAGACATTAATTTGGCACCAGGGGCACGGTCTTGTGTGCTAAGGTCGTTTTCTATTTCGCCAGATGTGACCAGTTGTGATATAGAATCGATAACTATAACAGCGCCAGGAACATTGTGGATAACGTTCTCTACTATTTCCAGAAACTCCGAAGCTGTAAAGATGTGACTTTCACCATCTTCTCCGCGATAGGAACGAATAATGGTGAGTTTACTTGGGTCTAAGCAGGAAATACCATTGAGGTCTCGCGGCTTGATGCGGCCCTCCACGTTGACAAAGTAGGTGGGCCTACCCATTTCCTGTGCTTTACCTAAAATGTGTAGTGCTGTAACTGTCTTTCCACACTTAGGGTCTCCTGCTAATGTCACTACACTTCCACCAGGAATACCTCCGCCAAGGATTAAATCAACATATGGGCTCACATGAATGGTGTCATTAGTATATTCTGATAGTGTATCACCTGAAATAAACGCTGCTTCGCCATATTTTTTGATTAAGTCTTTGGAAATTTCTGTCATTGTTCAGCCTCTTTCAATTGTGAGAATAGTGATTTCTTACCCGTCTTCTTTTTAGGACGACGAGGTTGCTGAACAGTCGATGTTTTTGTCAACACTTTGTCCGATTGCTGTGCCAATTGTGCGTCATGCGCTCGCTGTTTCTCCGCTAGCAATGGTCCTAATAGCCAATTAGCTCCAAAAGAACGCATCTTCCAACATCGCTTATCTCTCATTGCTGAAAGAATCACTTCAATTGGATGCTTCTTTAGGAGCTTAACGGCCAGCGGCACTTGTCTACGAAATATAGATTCCCAAGGTTCATGTTTCCAGAACTTTGGTTGTAGGTCTTTTTTCTCTGCTTTAGCAATTAGTACGCACAGACATTCAGTAATGTACTGAGCCTGAGTTACCCATCCTCCGTCATAGCGAGACGGATATCGACTTGCATCTGTTCTGTTCTTACCCATACCCTATTATACAGCGAACTAACAGCCTGTCAAGTCCCCAATGAGTTGTTCTGGGCGACAATCCGAGATTTTTTTCAGCCTCTCGTCGGCCACTATTAGCTCTGGTATCTTATACCACAAGCACTCAACATCACCATTGTCGTTTAGACATCCAACCACATGAAAATGCAAACCGTCGTCCATTCCTGTGTGTTGAATTATAGCTCTAGAATAGTAATAAAAAGGTTGTTCTTGAGGCATCTCAACCAAATGAGTTCCAAACTTTAAGAACATGCGATGAATTTTATTCTCAGGATTATCACGTATATATGCATCTAGACGCTTCCATGCGCTTGGCTCTTTAGCGCCTGGACGATTATCGTCTTGGAAGACTCTTGTGCCATCCTTCAATTCAATTATCCATACACACTTATCTATGACAAAGTTGTCTTTGCCTTTCGTGCATAATTCATATTCTGCTGGAATCGACATGTTAGTGAACTTTCTCATTTTTGTTCATAATGTGAATACGTCCCTCTTGTCGTTGTGCTGCTTGTTTTTTGGTGGGTGTATTTACTTTACGTCTGGCGTCAGCCAATTCAGAAGCTCCTGGTGTCATAGCTACAATACCGCGCTCTGGGTCTCGTGCCATTAACTTACCAGCCGTAAGACCAGTTTTCTTTTGAAGCGTCTCCTGGCGTTCCTCTGGTGTTTCATCCTGCTTCATCTCTGGTAAGATGGAGGTTTCAATGAATTTTTCCACAGTTTTTGTGCCAACTCCAGGCATATCAGCACAGATTTGTGCTGGAGTCATCTTGTCATGATTGGCTTCAATGTACGTTTGTTCGGCTTTGCTTAATTCTCTAGGCATCTCTAATATCCCTTTCACATGCTCGTAGGTGTGCGCCATTGCGCGTGACTAAATACTTTAGGAATGACATGATTGCGCGTTCGCGCACACGACGAAATTCCCATTCTGGGCGACCAGTATGATTGGCTATGCGCGCATTTTGAGCACTGTCTCCATATAAACCCCATGGGTCAGACACGTCACCTCTACCATTCATACGCACATAAAATGTATACTCTTCATCTCCCTCAAATTTGATAATCTTAGCATAACAGTGTGGATTATCAATAATACGTTCTTGACCACTAACTCCCACTACAGACTTGGTTGGGATTGGGACTAGACCTGTTTGTCCAGTAATGGTGTCTATAGCCGTGTCAATACCATATCCAACCTCTTCAACAATGTGTGGAATGAAACCGTCTACAGGAGTTTTACCATCTGGGTTCATTATAAATTGATTTTGACTTTCGCTCATACTTCTCCCTTTTCTGTTTTTATGGTGATGTTCTGAATCAACATTCCTGATTCAGATGTGTCATAAGTTGTTGGTGTGTCTATCAAAAGCGTGCGGCCGGACTCTACTTTGCCAACGCAAAATTGTCCACTTATTTCTTCTAAGAAAGATTTGTCTCCACAATGAGGGCATTCTGCTACAATTTTAGATAACATCTGAGCATTAGGTCGGACAACCCAGATTTCAACCAAGGCTTCTTCACAATTTGAACATTTGATAATGACCTTGGAGCCATCTTCTATGAACTCTTCGTCTCTGTGTTCAGCAAGTCCCCTAAGCTCACGATACGTCTCTTCTCGTCCCATTCTTGCTTTATCTCCTTGAGTCGTAATATAACTTCTTGTTTGGCTTGTTCTGGTTCGCGTGTGTCAAGTATAATGTTGTAGTTATCATTAAATGCAGACACCAATCTCCATGTGCCATCTGTCATAGGCTCACACACGGTGATTGTCGTAAGAACAATAGCTTGACATGGTTCATCAAGCTTTGGTTCTACTGGGGGTGTCCTATCTGTAACACGAGTTCCGTCTGATTTTATTGTTGTTTGTTCGGACATTTGATTTCTTCCGTGGTTTCTACTGGGAAGTTTACATATTTGGCATATGGCTCTTTGATGGTTGTTGCGATGTCGGCAATTTTAGATTCAGTATTGCGTGGGATGCGAAACACTATTGGTTCTCCCTCAATAATTGGTTTTGTTGGCAATGAACAGCCGGGTATTGTATATGCACCGTCTTCGTCAAGCATAGACACGCTATGTAGTTTGATGTCTTCTACTTCCTGTCCAAGTATTTCTTTGCGCGTAGTGTCATCTACTTGGTCAACACTCCAATCTTTAATATCGTCGATAGCCTCTTGGCTCATATCACCAAGAAGAATGCGGCGGTTATCCAATACGGCATAGCCATGCTCTGCCCAGCCATAAAATCCTTCGGAGAAATCCCTAGTGGCTTTTGCTGCTTTGTCGGCTGCCTTACCAAGACCCTTAATAACCTCAATGTGTTCTGGTTTAATCTTTATCGCAGATTTAGTGCTAGCCGTTCCGACTAGTTCTTTAGCAGGAGATGGTGTGGGGGTTATTGCCAGGGCCACCGGAGCGGCGCAGACTGCTGCTAACCTTTTTAGAAAATCTCTTCTTTTCATGCGTGGTTCCTAACTATTGGTGATATTTTGTATGAAAGTCCCGGTGATTTATCTGGGTGGTTTTCTACACGACCCATGACAGTGTGACCTTTCATGTCACACATTCTATCAGGATTCAACATGTGAATACAATCACTCATATCTGGTTCAGTTTGTTGTAAGCGGAATTCCTCAATAAGTTCCAACATTTCCTTTACTGTTAGAACATCTTGTGCAGAGTGGGTGGTGGTGTAATTGGCCAACGTATCGTCTGTAAGCCACGCAGGGGGCGGTTCTGAGGCGTCTAAGTCTTTAGGCGTACATGAGACACCCATTAAAACTGCAAGCGCTCCTAGCGCGGACAGGGCCTCTCTCCTGCTTATTTCCCCTCCTGAACATACTTCTTGGTCTGCTCTGGGGTCATCGCTATCACTTCTTTGGTGGTTTTTGTCTGTCCGTCTTTCATCCATTGTGGTTTCTCCGGTAAAGATTCGTTTTCTATGGTCTTTGGCTTTAAGTGGTCAGGTATACGGTCGATAGTTTTCGCCGTCTTATAGCGTTGCTGCACCATATCCATCTCTTCCTTGGACATACGCTTCGCATTTCTTTCGGCCAACTGCCCAACGGTGGTGGGCTCTCCCTTTATTTGTACATGTAATGGCGAGTGTAAAACACGATGCAGGCTTTCCTGCTCACATTCTGGACACACAGTAAATGGGTCATCTTTAATACTTTGCATTACATCAAAGTTTGCGTTACACTCAGAGCATTCATATTCATACGTAATCATTTATACTTACCTATGTGTACATAGTTGGAAAAAGAGCATGGAGTGACAAATTGAAATCCGACTGAACAGATTGAGTATATGAACTCCATACTCCAAAAAAATGGCAAAACTGGCCCATAGTATTATACAAGCCAGCTTCGCCAATTGTCAACTTCCAGGCAAACTTTTTCTGAAAGGTGCTACATAAACTTCCCATTCTTTGGGAATATTACGGTACGTCAACCCAAGTGCTATTTCTTGGGACGTGGGAGTTTTGGGCTTCTTATATGTGACCCACTTACCTCTCACAAGTTTTTTAAGCGGCATCCCCGCTTGTTCTGGTGTGCGGTCAGCTTTTGTGTGGTTACACTTTAGGCATGCCGCTACGATATTTTTCCAACACGTTGGAGTGTCGTTTCCATTCCACTTACTGCGTGGCACAACATGGTCCATTGTTAGTTCGTGTGGAGGAAATTGTTTACCACAGAACTGACAACGGAAACCATCTCGTCGTAATACGTTGGGTTTGGAAAAGGGCACTTTTCTGTGCTTGCGACTTACGTGGTGAGAATTAACAATGACCGCTGGCACTAAGTGCTCATTGCCTTTACCATCTCTCACAGAATATCCCTCGTCGAAATATTCCGCACATGTGGATGGAGGCAATATGCCAGTTCCATTGCAATAACTACATTTCTTTCGCACACCATTGATGAACACGAATCCACGACTGTCGCATCTCACACAGGGTGACTCAAATAGTCTTTTCATTGCCTTTTTCCAGTGTACCGCATTTAGTGGAACGTAATCATCGTTGAGAACCAAAACCTTTGTTCCTTCTGGTACAGGCACTATTATTCCTCCTTGTCTAAAAATTTAATTGGTGTCCAAATTATGCCAGTGTAGTGATATAAAATTGTTGCGGTTTCCAACCATCTAGTTTCATTACCAGCAGAAATTGGCAACCACATAAATTTAGTAACTATTTTTGTATCACCGTAACTAGGTACTGGCCATCTCATTAGAAATCTCCATAGTTTACTTGGAAGCATGGCACTCCAGCTTCCTGTCTCCAGTAATCGACCATTTGATTACGGTCATCAAACACAACTACGACGTTGTATTTACCCTTGACGTGTTCCTCATAGAGTTCGCCCTTAATGACAGCATCCTTACGATTGTCACCTTTGGCTCTCATGTATAGGTCGTCAAATTGAATCTTGTGTTTGTTTAAGAAGCGCAGCGTAGCATCTCTATATTCAGAGCTACGACCAGACATTGCTATTAAGCGCATGTCTGGATTCTCAATACGCAATGCGTATAGGATAAGCAACAGAGGATGATTTGGTCTATCAATCTCGTCACAACGACTTGCGTCGTAAGGTGAACGGTCACCCATAATGGCAGCCGTGCCATCTAGGTCAAAGATAACACAGCCGGGCAATTCATTGCGCGCAAATTCCTCAAGGTCTAACTCGGGGATTGCACCCTTGGCGCTGTATTCACCGTCCGGTGACCATTGACGGGCCATCTTAATGATAACGTCAGCACCAACAGACTTTTCTCGCTTGAGGTCTCTTTCAATACATTCGTCCACGCTTGTATCAAAGGTTTTCACCTCAACCGTAACTGTGCAATTGTTTGCATCTCCAAAGTCCTCAACAAGACAGCGAATATCATCCTCGTGTTTTGGTGCTAAGTTGGTGTCATCAACAATAACGTTCTTACCATCTCGTAAAGCCTCCCAAATGAGGGAGTTGCGCATTGTAAGAACAAACTTTTCGTTGCCCTTGCTCCACTTACCGCCGTCAATCATATCGCGCAGGTCGTCTTTGTTCACACGCTTATACGAACCTTGACTCTCAAGCACTTTTTGCTTTGCCCACGTAGACTTACCAGACGCAGGCAGTCCTTTCAGTATGATTACTTTCCTAGCCATTATAACTTTCTCCTATCTGCCGCAGTTCTGCTTGTGTTCCTGCGGCTAGTACAAATTTCCAGTTGCCGGGCGCAACCTGAAAAATCATCAAACCAATTACGTCACCTTCGTTTTCTTGTAGCCACGCAAGCACGCTTTCATCCTTGGGTAAAATACCTTGTTCAAGAACCATATATGCGTTCAAAGCTCTTTGCGCGCTTGCCATCGTGTCAAGTTTTGCTGTTGTCAACGCTCCAATCATGAGCTTCTTAAAAGCATCAGCTTGGAACTCCAACAGTTTTTCTCGTGGCAAACTTAGCGCGCCTATGAGCCGCATGACTGGTCTCCCCAAAAAGGCTTGGTCGCCTCTGGTCTAACCATTCGCCAGATGGTCTCTTTATATTCTTTATTATCAAGCATCTGAAACATGACAGCCTTGTAGTCATAGTCCTTATACTTGATTGCTAATTGTTTACGTGTTAGAGGAGGATTACGCTTTGTAATCTCCTTGTTTATTACACCACTAACATGCATAAGAATATCCATGTAGGCTCTATGCAACTTATCTTGTGTCGCACGTACCCAGTCATAGAACTCGTCTGGAACTAGCTCCAAAAACTCGTCTATAGACTCATTGTTACGAAGCTTCCACCAAATGTCACGCGCTGTAACATTGGTGATAATGCGATGCAACCGTAGGTATTCCTCAAACTTAATCTTGACACGAAGTCCGTTATCAAATCTGACTACGTACCCCTCGGCTTCGCAACCCATTTGTTGATTTAACACTTCATCAAAATTGGTGAAGTGGAATTCTTGTCGGGTTAGCCCACCGTCTTGCGCCCAAGCGTCAATACCTTCTTGAACGTCTTCTCCTGTATCGTTGTCTAAACAAGTAAGCAGGAAAAGCTGGTCCAGGTCACCATAGTCAACAACTATGCGGTTCTCTGGATATACGATTTCAAAAATGTATGTGGTGTCTGGGCGAAAATCATGGTCCTTGAACTGTTGGATTAGCTCAGTAGCATGTACGGCCTGTGGAGACATAAACGACCCACGACTTGCTACATGTACTTTGCCGTCCCATAAGTACAGAGTACCCATAGAGCCATCGACTTTTTCTGTTGTGGTAAATCCACCCCTGTATAGTTCTTTGTACCGTAGCCCATACAGGTGATGCACATGATTGCGCAGTGTCTTGTATTGCTCAGGTGTAAAAAACTTAGGGAATGGACGTGCCACAACATTGTCGTGTTCGTCTAGAATGAGACCTCGACACGTGATGGTCTCTGGCGTCCAGTGCCAGTCGAATTGACACTGGGGCGTGTAATTGTATATGAATAGTGGGTATTCAGGGTGTTGTTTTACAGAAATATACCCTTCGTCAATTAGTTGACGTACCTTGTCCATATCAAGTTGTAGTCCACACATGTTATCCAATCTCCAAATAAACATCTTTTTGATGTCCTATGTATTGCAATGTTCGGCAATTAACTTACATATTAGAGCACAATATATTACCGTGGATTAGAGGCACTTAGACCAACCACAGGCTGTACACTTAACACAGCCTTCCTGTCTTATAACCGAATCTCCATGAATATTACATTCGGGGCATTGTTCACCCTCTTTGGTGCCATCAGGTATGTACTTCTTCAATACACGAGCTACACCACGAGCGAAACTGTTCATTTCCTTGCTCTCACCAACCTTTTCCAACTGCTGTACTACCCTGTGCATGTCTGCGCCTTCACGTAGCGACAGCGAAGTCAACCTTGTGACAATCTCTTCCATCTCTGTTGTAGATGCCGTTATGGGCGACAGGTGTTCGTCGGTTCCATCGAAGTGAACAATGTAGAAATTCTTGCGCTTGCGTGTAATACTGCCTGTCTTGACACTCTTGGGAATAAACCCGTTCTTGCCAGCGAATACCTCGTAAGGTCTGCCGTCAATTAGGCCAACCAACACGAAATAACTCTGCCCCTTAACGGACGTATGATGAACTTCACACTTAACTATGCGCGGCCTTACGTCTATTATAGCACCGTTAGCGGATTTGTCAAGAGCCTTTTTGTCTAAAATCACGCCATCTCTACAGCCCTTGCGGTAGACCGTGATTCCTTTGCAGCCTTTCTTCCAGGCCGCTTCATATATCACCTTTACGTCTTCAACAGTAGCCTCAGCCGGTAAGTTGATGGTACTACTAATAGCATGGTCTACATGTTGTTGGGCGGCAGCTTGTAGTTCTACTCGCTGTTGCCAGTCTAAGTCTTCCGCACAATTGTCAAACCACGGGGATTCAGTCAGACATTTCTTGCCAGTAATGTCGAGCCATCGTTGTACTTGTGGGTGTTTAACGGAAAACTCCATCCAGTTATCACCATTGTCGTCGATAAAGTCAGAGCGGAAACCATCATCTCCTGGGTTGCCTTTCTTACGACGCACGCTAGACATGAAGTACAGTGGTTCAATACTAGACGTAGTTTGTGTTAACATACTAACAGAGCCACCCGGCGCAGTAGTTAGAAGACCAATGTTTCTACGGCCATATTGACACATGTTTTCCATAAGGTCTTGACCATAAATAACTGTTCCGTCTTCAAACTCAACTTTTTCTTTACGAATACGTTGGAAAAATGGACACTCTTTTTCTAGTTGTTCGTCGAAGATTGGGAATGGACCCAATGTCTCTGCCATTTCAATTGAAGCTGCATAACATCCGAATTTGAGTGTTCTATATACTCGTTCGGTGAAATCGATGGCATCTTGGCTTCCATAAGCAATTCTGAGTGAGGCAATCGTGTCACCCAAGGCTGTAATCCCAGTTCCGGTACGACGCCCAGTCTCACAACTCTTATGTATCCTTTTCCACATGGCGAGTTCTCGGCTTTTAATTTCATCTGACTCCAAATCATTTGTAATTTTGTCGATAATCCTGTCGATACATTCAAGTTCAAGGTCCACGATATCATCATGCAAACGTTGCGCAATCTTACTATAGTCATAAAATTTTCTCCAGTTGAAAGACGCACTGTCTGTAAATGCATCATCCACAAAACCCATAAGATTAAGCAAGAGAAGCCTGCATGAGTCAAGGACTGAGAGTGGTAGTTCACTACATGGATTTGTAGACACCGTCTTAAAGCCATAGGCGGCATAGCAATCTGCGGGACTTTCAGATATGATGCGGTCCCAAAAAAGAAGTCCAGGCTCGGCATTAGAGTGAGCGTTTTCAACTATGGTGTTCCATACTTGTCTAGCGCTAACGTATCCACAATGATGTGTTTTACCCGATAGGTCTGTCCATCTTTGTTCATATTCTTTGTCGCTAGCAACTGCCTGTAAAAACTCGTCAGATAAACGAATGGAGATATTGGCTCCAGTCACCTTGGTTTTGTCTGCCTTGCAATACGCAAATTCCTCTACATCAGGATGGTGAACGTCCAGTGTGAGCATAAGAGCACCACGGCGTCCATCTTGTCCAACTTCTCTTACAGAATTAGAGAAGCGGTGAGCAAAGCATACAGGACCAGTGCTACTGCGAGAAGAATTGTTTGTTGAGGTTCCGTTGGGTCGTAGGAAGGATATATCTGTGCCACAGCCTCCCCTCCTCTTGCTAATTTGTACTATTTGTTCATCAGTCCACATGATGCCACCATATGAATCCAATGGTGGGTCAATGACATAACAATTACTGAGTGTGATGAAACTTGGATTATCGATTCCGTACATGGAACCACCTTGAGGAACAATATATTTGAACCTATCTATGTATCCAAATATTTCCTCTTGTGTTAAACCTGCATCTCCATACTTAGTTTTTTCAACACGAGCTAGCGCAGACGCAATTCTATTATGCATGTCTGCTGGAGTAAGCTCAACTAGCTTCTTATCACTATTTCTTAACGCATACTTGTCTACAAAAACTTTTGCCGCTAATTCATCACCACCAAAATACTCAATACTTTCTTTCAACGCACGTTTATATGTATATGTCATTTACTTATTTCTCCACCCAAATTGTTTTACTACGAAAGCGGTGTAAAGTCTACTCTTCGCACACACACCCGGTCCCTAACTAAAAATTGGGCCACTTCCATTTCCGTCTCACGGCCCTGTGAGTTTGTCGTTAATCGACTATCATTAACATACACCACTTCTGCTATTCCGGCTATAACACAATTTGAAAAACACGAAAGACATGGTTCGTGTGTTACGTAGATAGTAGCACCACGGGGGCGGTGCTCACAATTGAGTAGAGCATTCAGCTCTGCATGAATTACCCATGTGTGTTTGTCTGGTCTAATGTTTGGTATTAAACTGTCGTCTATACCTGGCATCCAACCATTATAACCAACACTAAGAATGTGTTTGTTCTTATCAACAATTACAGCCCCGCACTGAGTCTCAGAGTCGGGGCTGCGTTTGGCTATATCATGCGCTATCTGTAAGAAGGTTGCGTCCCAAGAGGGTCGTTTGTGAGGCGCATGTTTTTTTGACATTTCCAATAGGAGGTTAATAGCTTCGTCGGACAGATTTTCGTGTTTTAAGTGACTGTATAGATTCTGTATCTTGTCCATGGTCATCTGCCGTGTAATTCCTGTTGACTTTTTGGCTGCCGCCCTTGCGACGTTGCTTACGGTGTCGCTTGCGGTCTTCTCGCCTGTATGTTCTACCCATCTTCTTGCTCTAATTCTTTTCGTTCTTTGTCAACAGCCTTCTTGACACAGTGACAAACAACTTTAGATTGTGTCCATTCAGTAGCGTCTTTGTGTCGTGTATCCATCATGAGATAGCCACGACCATAACACTTACATTTTTTACTTGCGTAGAACACCAACAAGTGTGGATTTTCTAGAATATCATTAAGACGTTGGCTCCGCGTCAATTTCTTCTCCATCTTTTGCTCCTAACATTGTTCCGTCTAGTAAAGCTGGTGCTTCTACTACATCTTCTACAACAATTTCTTCGTTGTTGACTATATTGGTTTCTTCTTCCAGTTTTTCAATGCGTACATTACCAAAAGCTCTAAAAACTTCTTGGGCTACACCGGGAATAACACTGCCATCAGGCATGATAATATTACAATATCCGAATTCATTTTTCTGTATGTAATCTACCGGATGAACACTTCCAGACGCAAAAGGTACAAGTGTTTCTTGTCCATCAAATTCAACTTGTAAGTTCATATTTTTCAAAAATCTTACTGAACCCATATGTATTTCCCCTATTGTTTCTTGTTTTTACCGCAGCTTCCACATCCACCAGAAGCTTTTTTCTTAGCTATGGCCTGTGGAACAACTAGTTCACAATAATCTGGCTCAATACGATTAGCAACACCGGCCAACGGAGATGTATCGGGAAAGTGCAAATCCAACTTACCATCTTGATGGCGTTGATATTGCTCTACTGTGTAGATGTCGCCAACCTTGACTGGTTTCTGCGCCTGAGATACAACAAGCTGTCCTGTTTCATCATCAATAGTTGTTTGAACAATTGTGATTATGAAGCTTGCTAAAAATCTAACACTTATAGACATAATTATCTTTCATTGAACCATAAAAAAAAGTAGCGCTGGTGGGAGTCGAACCCACATGGTCAAAGACCACGACTTTTTGAAAGTCGCGCGTATACCGGTTCCGCCACAGCGCCATAAGTACCCCCAGCGGGAGTCGAACCCGCATCGCAACCTTGAGAGGGTTGTATCCTTACCGTTAGACGATAGGGGCACAGCGGTAGTTTTGCTTCTTTGGTGTATAAACACCACTCACAGGTGACCAGGACTCCTACCGCTGTACTGTAGACATCACATGTGTGAGCCATTCAGTCTGCGAGTCCTCAAGTCAAGTGGTGCGCCCAGGAGTCGAGCCTGGATTATTAGCTTATGAAGCTAACGAGGCCACCCGGCCTTCCCACGCACAAGTAGCGACGGGCGGAATTGAACCGCCTAAACATCCGTATGAAAGATGCGTGATTACCAAATCACGTCGCCTCTTCAAGTTCATGTTCTTCATAATGACCGATTGAACCGTCTTCGTGTTCTACTTCAAATGTCAACCCATGTGAGTTATGTTCCTTCACAACCGTTCCCTCGACACCCCACTTTCTACTAAGTAAAGCTGCGGCGGTCCAATCGGTCGCTTGAGGTTCACATTTGATAGTTCGCACTCTTTGTCCACATTGCATGTCATATTCCCTTATTGATATTAAAAAGAGCCTCTTGTGAGAATCGAACTCACCCTAGCGCATTACAAGTGCGCCGTCGTCAGCCAGAGCGAAGAGGCAATGGCGGGATTTTCACCCGCCGCGTATTCTATTATACACCGAAATTACGGATTGTCAACCGCCACCACGGCATATTTTTTTGCAACATCAATTTGAAGCTGCAATATTTTGTCTAACAGGGCTTTTTGCTCCTGTCGTTGCTCGTGTAATTCTCTTTTCACTTCATCAAGTTTTTCAACTATAGCCTTGTCAGAACTGGCTTGTCTAGCAGTATGTGTATCTAGAGCAGTTCTAACTTTAATAACTTCATCATGTGCTGTAGTTTTAACCTCATGAACAATATTAACCATGTCATTATACCCAGCATTAGCACCTGATGCTTGGCTAGAGGCATATACAACAAGGGCAAGAAACACACTAAGCACGCCCATAAATAAACCACCAACATATCTAATGCTCCGAGTACGAGCATCGCATGCTTCTTTGGTGATGTATGGACATTCTGGTATTGTGTCATTTTTCTTTGCCATAGCAATTACCCTTCTTTATAGTAGGTTTAATGAGAAAAAACGCTACTCATTAACCAGTCTTAGATGGGATTGCTGTGTCAACTGGCACCTTACCCGTTGGCAATGTGGTTACATTACCTGGAAGTGCGCGGGTTGCTCTTGTGTGACTTGCACCAAAGTTATCATCACTGGTACTTGAGGAGATAATTCCTCCAGTTGTGTAGTACCAATTTGTGATAATAAGAGTCTTACGTGTCAGCAACGTGTGCGGATTGCGAATCTGCATTGGGTTGCCTGCACTTCTCAAGCCAGTGTATGCTACGCCAGCCAATGTGGTTGTAATATTTCCACCCTTGACGATGTAGTTGCCAGCATCCATGACAGCAAATTGACGACCAGAAAATACTTCTGCCGTACCCACATTTGCTTTGGTTGCAGCAGATGCACCAGTTGCATTGTAAGGCTTTGGTTGCTTTTCACGACCAGCGCCAGTAATTGTCATATCTGGAGCATTAGTCACTGTGTCATTGGTGGTCTCAATGTTACCACCCATTAGAACGGTTGCGCCATTGTCACGTCGGGCATTTGCGGTAATCGCCTTGCCCCACATACTAGTATCAGCAGGATTTTGAGCCATAATATTCACCTTTTTTCGTTGGCTTCAAATCCATGTCCATTTATTCCCACAATACGATTCCATTTTTCCTACAAGATTATACACCAAATTACGCTTCTGTTTGAGCAAGTTCCGCCATAAGTGCGACAGAGCGCTCAACAATATTCTTTATTCCTTGCTTAGAATAACCTTCTCTATGAGCTATTTCTTGAAACGTACAGTTTTCCAAAAACCTTGCTTCTACCATACGTCTGTCACGATTAGATAATATAGATAGGTAATCATCTAATATCATTTTTTGTGATACAGAATCATCCATGGCTTCTACATCACCACCATTCATATGTACTTCACGACCCTTTGTTTTATCTTGTAACGCGCGCAAACATTCCCACTTGATAAATCTATGTAAGGACGATGTAAAACTTTGTCCAAAACTTTCATCGAAATTTTGTAGCGCTCTCCATAGTGCTATATCCCCACAAGCAGTAAGTGCGTCTGGAGATAGTGCGCCGGAAAATGCCCTACATGTATTCTGTATTCTTTCTAAATGAGCCTCTCTGGCATTGTTAAACTCTTTATCACTAACAGCATTTTTAGCAACCATATTTACTCTTCTTCTTCTCTTAATTTGGAGATTGTTTCATAGCCTTCGTCTCCTAAAACAGCGTCGGCAAATCCCTTGTTTACAGCCTCCCTAGCGGTCATATAGAATTCCTGTTTATTGTTGATGGTCTCTCTTAACCATTGCAGCGTTTGCTTAAAATCCATCCCCTCTCGCTGGAAAAACTGGCCTTCTTGTATGCGCTTGGCGTAAATTTCCAACATGACCTCTGTTAACTTTTTTGCCCATTCTGCTTCTGCTATCGTGTTGGTGTAGTTACCACCTACTCCAAGCTCACCATAATGGACTAGATAATCGGCGTTGGGCATCAAAACCCTGTAAGTTGCAGCTTGTGGAATTACAGATGACATACTACGAGCATGCGCATGAGACAAAACCACAATGTCTGACAGCGCTTCATCTTCACAACTGTTCTTAATGGCATCATACATAGCAATCCCATAATTCCAGTCGCCCCCACATGTTGCCATGTGAACTAGAATAGTGTCATTACCCATACTATTCAGTACGCTTAGGTTGCGTAAAAACTGATGACAAACAGCGTGGTCTATACATGCTGTACCCACATCGTCTGATGCCGGTGGACCAACAAAGATTTCTCTTGTGTCCAATATCACGCCAAACGTATGAGCATCATAAACCATTTCACTTCGCTGTGAAATGTTTCTCCTGGGAATTTTTGCCATGTTATTCTCTTTCCTCGGAAGTCAATAATCTACCGCCCACGCTTTCCTGACACTCTTTAAGCAAGGAAACCTTATCCTTGTAATGTTCATCCATTGTGTCTGAGCCAACCACTTCTAGGTTACCATTGGGCACAACATAGATAGCCCAATGCTCAAACTTTTTATCTATGTCTTTGCGCATTTCTATGACACGCTCTGCGACACTGAGTTCTAAACCAACCAACAGTTGATTTTGTTCCTCATTACTCATATCTCTGACTGCCTCTTCAATTGCATATCTAACATCTTGGCTGTTAAATAAACCAGATTTAGGAAAACCGAGACGTGCGCGATACCGTGTATAAACCTCAATGCTTTCTACACCATCAACAGCCTCGATAATTGCTGCGATTTTATTTGTGATGCCAAAGTTTGTGTGCATTATCCAGAAGTCAAAGCTTGTACATGCCATCGAAGCGTCTACGACACTTAACATGCCGTGTGGCGTATGCATAACGGGCTGTCTCTCGATGCTGTGAATTGGAATTGGATTGCCACTTTCGTCTTCCTCGCATGGCCATCCATCCTCCTCATAATCACTCAACAACGGGTCTCTCCAACGCTCCCATGCAAATTTCTTTTTCATGATTACACCTTTACTGCATTGTCCTGCATCATTTGTGCGTAGAATTCAGGAGATTTCGCTTTGGTCATATCTAAGTCTACACTTTCTGTAAACTGACCACCAAGAAATTCTACCTTAGAGAAGAATGCTTTTGTTTCTCTAACTGACATTCCAAGGTCACGACAATTCATTTCAATAAGCTCTCTGTCTGTTCGGTCACTCAAATTGAAATCAACCATCCTTAATACGTCTAGTAGAACAATCTGTTCTTGCCTACTGAAAGACGTGCCATTTAAGACATAGTCATCAAATGCCTCCCAGGTAATTGGCAACCAGTGCTGTACCATACCAGCAATGACTTTTGCGTATTCACGAATTTCCCACTGGGCATGCGTGTCCAGCCTCAGTCTTAGGAAATGCAGTAAGTTTTTCAAATCAATTTTCCAGTACCAATAAGTGTATGTACTTAAAGGCAGGTCTATACGAGCTAGCTCTCGCGACAAGTCAGCACGAAGACATGTTTGATAGAGGTCTACGCTAGTATTACGAGCCCTACCTCTCCCAGAATCAATTCTACTCTGGTCGTACTTGGACACTAGCTGGTCTGTGCTTCCTTGCTTATTACTTTGGTCCTGTGTTTGGTGTCTGTTTTTGTCTGGTGTGTAAAAAATCTGTGGCATTACACTGTAGCGACCACTATATTCATTTAATGATGCAGTTCTGTGTCTCACCCATTGACGAGCCACAAAGATTGGAAGACCAACATGCAACACAACCTCGCACATTTCAAATGGGCTAGTGTGCATATCACGCATGAGCGTGCGAATTAAACCCCTGTCGTCTGACACTTTCTTTGTGCCTTGTCCGTAACTACAACGTGCTGCACGCGCTATAGCGGCGTCATTACCCATCCAGTCCACCACAGCACAAAATCCATTGTCGAGCACTGGAAAATACTTATCTTTTAAGCTATCCATCAGCTAGTCTCCCTCGCGAAAAAACGTTTCTTGGTTGCATACACAAATCGTCATTAAATTGTGGATAGTTGGGTTCTGTTTTGGCAAGACGACCCCACTCTTGAAGGATGCGCACGGCTGTTGCCTGTTGGTTGTTTTCTGAACCATATGCGTGTACGGCATCTACAGTTGGCGATTTCCAGTTGCCGGAAGAAATATTGTTTAGCATCCGAGATATAGGATGTGACTCATCTTTCTTAGCTGCTGTGTCAGGCCAACGAACTATTATTTTGACATTGTCCTGTTCGTCCGCAGCAAAGATGACTTGATATGGAAAGTCGCGCACAACCCCATCACTATCCGATTCTGCCTGCTTTATATGCTTCGTAATGACCTCTTCTAATTCTTTGGTTAGCGCGAGCGTTTGAGAGTTCTTCATCATTCATAAACCTTAGATTTGGGTGTACTGGTATGCCTGGATAAATTTTAGTTTTATAGCCTAAGTAAATAATACGATTCTTTTTTTGGGTTTCGCCCAACGCAGGAACCATTGGGTCAAAAAATCCGTATGGAACTATGTCGATGGTCCTTGGGTCTACGCCCACGGTTTCTTTGAACAGTTCATATGCTACTTCGGCAGCATGTTGTTTATTGGTAATACTTGAGCAAGGAAGATGTAGTACGCCGTCGTCACACTCTATGAAACCACATGTAATATTTTCACTTCCATCATTTGCAGTACCACACAAATACACACTGGCGACTACCTGCACATTAAACTGGTCAGCTACAGGATACCAGTTGTTTGTGTTGTCATGCCAGTTGTCTGGGTATGAGTCAGTCATTGTTTTGCTCCATATGCTCATGGATAAACGCCCGTAGTTTATCGGGCTTCATCGTATCAATCCTGGTAAATGCGCTCGGCAGAATAGCGGCGCTACTGTATAGATAGAGCGAGGCGTTGTCGTCTCCCCCACTATCTATTATACGCTTTGGGGACACCCTGTCAATATAGTCCTTGAGAATATCTACGGTGGTTAGCCAAACTACATTGCCCTGCAACACATGTGCCCAAAAAAACGCCCGCGTAGCCGTAATACCTGACGGCGTACACGAGCGTGTATTGAATACTTCGATTGCAACATTGCCGCTACGTGCCTCATACGCATCAAACTTTACTTCTGTTGTGAAGTGTGTTTGTTTGTACTCAGATATAACGTCATGAGCTATACGTGCTTCCTTGTCAATAGAACTTGGAAAGCCAGCCGATGTAAATAAGTCCGCAACACATTGTTCGGCTTTGTTGCCAGCCTTCAAGTCCCGTAGAAAATTACTTCTTTTTTTCTTCATTTTCAATCGCTGTCCGTATCTTTTTGATTCCAGCGGTCAAACATTGGTCAACACGTTGCCTACTTACATTTAAGTCTCTAGCAACGTCAGACGCCATTTGACCACATACATAAACAGAATTTATACATTGTAGTTGTCGCTCGGTGAGGTCTATGTTGTGTATCAAGTTACGTAGCTCTTGAGCTTCTAGTATTTCATCTGCTGATTTGGACTTTACATCAGCTATGATTTCATATAGCTGACTATCCTCTTCGGCTCCCATTGGAGCGTTCAGAGACATGTGGGATTTAGACATGCTTTTTTGTGATATCTCAATCCATCTTTTGATGCACCAAGAAGCACATTGGTTCAGATATGAGCGCAGTGAACGACCACCGGGGTACTGCTCCCATCTTTGCGCTGCATACATGAGATGTTCTGCAACAAATGAAATTGCATCTTCGTTTTGTAGCATGCTCTGTGCTAAATCACTAGAAGCAAACGCACCTATACATCGCGTAGCCACGTCATGATAATCTTGTACGCCCCAATCTACAGCAGTTTCTTTACTAATGTGTTTGTTAGCCGCTCTTTTTTTCTTGTCGATATCCCATAGAACTACCATTTGAGAGTCTCCTTGTCATGGTCAAAGTTTTCGTTTCGTTACTCTATATTATAGCACAGATTGGGAGTTTGTCAACCCCCAAAGTAGAAAAGTAGGTCTGCCAGGAATCGAACCCGGACTAAAATTTTAGAAGAATTTTGTGCTATCCTTTACACCACAGACCCAAAATTGAACCTTAGCGCCTGCCAACGCTAGGGCGTGATTGTAGTTTTTGTACTTCCTTGGCGCGTTTGTGGTTGGGCTGAATCTCTCTATCGGAGACTAAGCCACACACTTCACATTCGTACCATTGTTCGTAGGTTTCAAAATGTGGTTTTGATGTATGTTCGCACCGTGACCGAATATCATCAGCTTCGGCTTTTAATCTGCGCATTTCACGGTCAAATACGGCCTGTAAATCATTCCGCTGACGCATGTTTTTTGCTAGACGCTTGCGCACAGTTGATGGTTTAAGAAATGGTGTCGCCATGCAATAACCCTAATTTGCCTTTGTCTAGTATATTCTTCAACGATGCTGTCTTGCCAGTGCGATGGTCCTTAACCACACCACGACTAAAATCATACGTGCGCACAACGGTGTGGTCGTGAATCTTGGCGTCTCGATGCGCCTTTTTATGAGCAGCTTGTTGCTGCCGCTTTGATTCACGAAGCCTACGCTCCAACTCTGCAAGAGCAGCCCTGCGATTTTTGTGCTGGTGTCTACCATCTACAGTCACAACAATCCCGGTTGGTTTGTGGGTAATCCGCACCATTGAAGAAGTCTTATTCTTGTGCTGACCACCTGGGCCTTTACCCTTCGTGTACTCTATCTTGATGTCTTTTTTTGGTATCATTTGGTTGTACTGACAAAGTTGGCACATTTTCTATTCGTATTTGCAGCGCTTCCTCTGGAATGAACGGTGAGTACGGCGCTGCCTCTTTCAATTCCTCATACTTAACAGCCGGTCTTTCGATACTTAACAGCCGGTCTTTCGTATATGCCGTTGTATGGGCCTTCACTAAAGACTGTCACTTTGATTCTTGAGGAGTTATAGAACCGCTTTTCAAACTCTTCATTCACGTTGACAATAACGGGTAGACCTGTGTCTGGGTCCGCATGCTGTATGTATTGAACGTCTTCAATCTCATACACTGGGCAGATAATCTCTTTCTCTATCTTTTCTGGAGCTACACAATATGCGGCTACGCCCAAGATGGAAGCAACGAATAAGCAAGAAGAGACACAGCAGACTACCTTCCAGGCCGTTCTATCTCTTGCGTCCAACCATGTGTCATCCTTCGCACAGAATGAGATTGGCGCCACAACACCAGCAATAAGAGCACATATAACTACAGCTATCAAATACATACTAAAATCCTTCCTTCCTAAAAAAAGTGGCTCCGAAGGGATTTGAACCCCCACCGAACTGATTAAAAGTCAGCCATGCTACCATTACACTACGAAGCCTAAAGTAGGGCTGGTGGGATTTGAACCCACGGTCTACGGATTAAAAGTCCGTTGCTTTAGGCCATCTAAGCTACAACCCCACATTACTAGGGCGTGCGTTTCAATCTTGTGATAGTCATGGTAATATCTCTTTCTTTAACCGTCTCTATAAGCTTCTTCATACGTACCGAATTCGTCAGCATTAGGGTCTATTTCTAGAATTGCTGCCTTAACACGCTCGCAGAATTGATTGCGAGTTTCTTCACCGCGAATACTATCCCAGCTTGCGCCAAGATAACGACCGTCCCACTCGCTATACTCCATGGTAATTCCAAGCTCGTTGAGCTTGTCCCATAGATAACCTTCGCCTTCCCAGTTGTCTTCACTAACGCTTGTTCGGGCTCCGTAAATACAAAAACTCGTCGTTGAGCTATTGCTCACAAATCCTCTGCGTGTCTTCATGTCTTTGTCCTTTTCTTTTATCTCCCAACGAAATGTGCCTTGCCACGCTGGGTCAACACACATGTCATAGTGCCACCATTTATATAGTAGCGCTTTCCAATACGTATCAAATGACTGAATATGTAGATTGTGACCAGTCTTGAGAATGGGTTTGCCGGTCTTCATATCCAGTATGTTGCATTTTTGAGTGATTGTCCACATTCTCTTTCCTTGCTAAAAAAGTGGTACGCCTAAGAGTCGAACTTAGCACAGCTTCGTTATCAGCGAAGCCCGCACAGACCGGCGCGCACGTACCGTGTATGTGGGCTCAAAGGGGGTGCAGGAGTCGAACCTGACATTATCCACTACCAGCCCCTCGTATCCCTGGTAAAGACACGGAGTTGTTCCCACAAGTAGCTCCAGGGGGAGTCGAACCCAATCCCAACCGGGTTTCGTAGACCCAGTGCCTATTCCGTAGGTGAAGCCAAAAATGACACCTTAGCACAAAATCTTGTGTCAATGTTGATGACCGAGCATTTTGAGTAGCAACACATTTTCATGGTAGCTCGTCTGTACACGCGCTTGCGAAACGCTTCATCAACTTTGTCCCTGTTATTGGGCGCTACCCCACGTAACAGCACGTTACTATAGCAGTGTTTGTTCTAAGGTCGCCTCGGAACACTTGCAAGATGCCCTTGACTAGCCTCACATGACTCTACCATTCTTGGGCAATGGCCGAACCATGTCCCTTTCGGGTTGACGGTTTCACCTTTCGGTTCCACCCGTAGACACTTCCGCACACTACTACTGTGTTTCACGGGTCACCCCGCTTTCCCAAGACAAATGATAAACCAATATCATAAATTGTCCCAACCGGTACGTCTGATAAACACAGAAAAACCACTATGCCTTACAGGTAGTAGTCCATATGGGGATATGGCTCATACCTTCCGGCTACTTGAGACTTTCAACGGTCCCCACCGTCTTATGTCCCGACAGTTTCGTTGTTATTAGAACGGAAACACGCCCTGCCAACAACCTGTCTTTCACATATGAGCATTCGAGAATGCCCCTGAGCGCCCCGGTATCGAAATAAGCAACTCAGTTTCTCTACCCTGTGACAAAGGGTACGTTTTCGAGAGGCAAGCGTGGGAGTCGAACCCATGATACGAGTTTTGCAGACTCGCCGCCAGTACCGCTGACTTAATCACTTGCCTTTTTTGTAATCTGTAGTAAGTTCATAAGAAAATCGTTGAAGAATGATTCACGAATCTTTGGTGTATCATCGACTGGTTGTGAAATCATTGTGCCTTGAGCCTTAATGGCCGCACCCTGTTTGGCGGCTTTGGTCTTGGCCCCTGGCCCCGTGTAGCACTTCCCTTGCTTACCCCAGCGCCAACCACTCTTACCATCAACCGTGCATCGTTCAACTGGCATATGAACCTCAATCTTCTTTCCACCAGTCCTCAACATCAGTTACTTCTGCTGGAACGGTGGTGCCATCTGGCAATGTAACCGCAACTTCATAATTGGCTTCGTCATGAACATCAATATTGGTGTCCAAGACGATGTTATCCACTTGAATTCTCAATTGAACATAATTATATCCATCTTTTATATTCAATATCTCTTTTGTGGTTTGTTCCCAGTCTTCTGCGTCACTACACTGTAAGTCTATTTGACCATTTTTGCGCAGTTGCATAAACTTCTGTAAATGAGCTTCCAACTCAGCCTTGGTCTTTTTCTTGGCCATTTTCCTGTTCCTCAATCAAATCCTTAAACACATTTACTAACCAGTCTTTTCTGACGCCGGGTTTGTCTTCATAGTGTTTATGCAAACCTAAGATACGCTTACAATTTGAACAAATATCTATGTAAGTGCTGTTAACACAACTCGTACTACCACTAATGGGAAATTTTATCCAATCATTGGGGTATTCTTTGTCACTAATACCCTTACAAACGTCACACTGTAGTATCTTCATTCCTATGCTCCATATCCTATGTGTTTGGTGTGACGCGGGGTCATTAACCTTATAAGACAAAAATAATGCGCGTCATTTTCGTCTCCACGACGGTCATGCGCATGATGCAACCGTCTACGTCACAAGTGGCCCCCAAGGGAGTCGAACCCTCATCTAACTCGTTAAGAGCGAGCAATGTTACCATTACACCAAGGAGCCTGAATTTTCTTTGCGTGTATTTTTCTATGACAATTCGCACAAACAACAACACACTTAGCAATTTCTGACCAGATGCGTTTTTTGCCACTGTCAGCTACTAAACGCGACACATCTTTTTCCTTTGTTGCTCCGTCTGGATGGTGAAAATCTAAACAACAAGGGTCGTTTTCAGGACAGCATGCACATCCCTGTGCTTGTTTGTAGTTATTGATTTCTTGTAGTCTTGCTTGATACTGTTGTTTGTTGTACTTTAGGTAATACAGCTTATTACGTTGGTAATAATCAGCATCGTGTTTCTTTTTACATTCACGACAACGTGTCTGCAAGCCATCTTTTTTAGCTTTGTTTTTGGCAAAAGCAGATACAAGAAGTGTTCTATCACAACCACCACAATATTTCTTTTTCATATATAATACCCCTTTCAAGGTATTATACACCAAAATACTCTTAACTCCAACAGAATTAAGAGTCAAAGTACGAGTAGGGAGAATCGAACTCCTCGTCCTCTGGTTGGAAGCCAGATACTCTACCATTGAGCTATACTCGCAGACGACTGCCGAAACAGTCGAAAGGACGTTGAGCTTAAAGTCGGTCGCCCCCACCGACTATTGTATGGCCACCCCACCTGGACGCTACCCCAGGACTAACCGGTGACGCCCGGCCGTGCGCTTCGCACTCTGAGATGTTATGGAATGTAAGGTGCCCATTTCATTCAAATTATTGGGGACCGCTTTTGAATTGCGTCAGGCTTTTTTCTATCCCCTGTTCCTCACATTCGTTTTTGTTGGTCGCCCCTCCCAGGTGCTAAACTGGTGCCTACTCCCCCATGGGAGCCGTGCGCACTTACACTCAAGGGCGCAGTGGAGCACTGGGTAGTCGAAACCCATCTTCCGCGTTGCAAGCGCAGAGTCCAAACCCCTTGGGTGCCCCTCTCGTACCCTTATTATACACCAGAAACTTGATTTGTCAAGCCACTTTTTTCCGATTTTTTGTCGTCGAGTTCTACGTGTGGCCAGCCTTTCAATCTGTGAAATTCCACAGGTTCTATCTCAGCGCCACAATCCAAGCAGTGATATTTACCCACGAGGGAATACAAGCCCTTAAATTGATAATTGTCATGTTTGCATGTCATAATAAAACCACTAGGAGATATGTTAATACAGTGATAAGCAATAATATGACCGTGAAGAATGAACTGCGCGTATGTGTATACAGGATTTCAATGAAGCCAGCCAACACTGTCAGCACTATGCCAATCAAAACCAACGTGAAAACCACACATTGAGGCATCCACGATATCAGTGGTGTCAACAACAATAAAATTCCCAACAGAGCTAATAGCCCAATACCTACCCCAAACACACATTGCCTCATGATATCACCTCATTTTTTATGAGAATGTACCAGAATCATATCTTCGTATCATATAATCAATAAGTAGTGATGCCAATACATCTATAACTAAAGTCTTTACGGATTTGCCAAAGGGTTTAACCCACCAAGGTAGCTTCGCACCTGTGATTACTGTGTCGTACAGAGCAGATATTGACGCTAAAATAGTGGCTTTCAACTCTATTGTGTTGTGTGTTTGCACCATGGCAATACGCACAAAATCATCTAAAGCCTCTAGCAAATACCTACCAATTACACGGATACTACGCTTACGTTTCTCGTCTACTTTCCAGAATTCCCACCATTCTCGGTTTGGAGGGGTCTCTGTAGAAGTCTCTTTACTGTGCCAGTTCCATATCAAAAACTTCAATTGTTGGTCCATGGACGGACACGCTTTGACTTCTTGGTCTTCTGTGGAAAATACTACTTCTGTCTCATTCATTACAACATCCCCAGTAAAACACTGTCGTGATTATTTATGTCAATAGCCACAATGGTTGACGTACAACCATGCGAATAACAACCGCCAAGCTTTTCATAATGTCTATGTGCAAGCCCTCCCAAATTGAGCGCATCACACGGGCAGATTTCAACTCCGTCTACCACACAATTACCCCAACGTCTACCATCTCTGTCATCTTCAAAATCAACAACATGCCTACCAACAAACAAATGCGTTGGCTTATCTATATTGTTTTCCAGAGCAACATCAAGCATTAGTCTCACTAATCGAATAGTAAGTTTACCCTCTGGGTTGTTACTGTCAAATACAACTAGGTTGTTATCCACACCTTGTTCAATAGCGTCTAATAGTTCCTGGTCAGTAATCATATAATTCCCTTTTGTCTCATAACATGAATCAAAATATCTCCGTGACACAACTTAGGGGCACAGTAGCATCCCAGTGTTTTGTCTTTAAGCGAGGGAAGAGATGCCAATAACTCGGGCGACTCTAGGAGATACCCGAGATATTTGGCACACACCTCTTCTCTTGTGCCGTCTTTTCCAATCTCAAACGGATTGCCCCAACGGCCGCCACGCCCAATGTACACGTCGTATTTTGAGCGTCGTTTGTTCACCACTTTTGTCTGCTGCATGCCGTTAACATATCTACTGTGCCACGATGTAGTTCTTGTTCCTGGTCAAGTCTTTTCAACATCATAGCCGCTATGGTTATTAGGTCTTCTTTGTCAAACTCATGGATAGGAACACCAAAACATCGAAGGTCTCGGTCAAGCTCCATGTCGGCCAAACTTCTTTTGGCTCTTGCAATTTTGGCGAGATACCGAGCTTCATCTTCATCTGCCAAATGTTCTATTGCTTTCCATCCAGGCATTTTTATCTCACAACATTAGGACCAATGCGAAAACCCCAACCATGTGGGCCATAATAGTATCGGAACAACGGACCCTTGCCTTGACCACCCTGACCTGGAGTGCGATGAAATTCTGGCCACGGACTCCATCTTGGCAATGGCTCTGGGCTACGACGCCGTGGGATAATATGTATGTGTGGCTGCTCGCTGTACGGGCGAATAATCGGACGGTAGGGGCGTCCCCAGGCATCACGATAAAACTCTCCCGGTCCCATACTGTGTGTATGTGGATAAATACGCGGTGTGCTATGAACCTCAGAGCCACTGGCTTGTACTGCGAAAAACGTAACTAAAACAAAAACAAGTGAATAAACGATTGATTTCATGTTTATCTCCATAATTAAGTAAGTGAAAGTGAATAACGAACGGTTGCCTTTTGTCCTTCTGGCACTTCAATCTGATACACGCCTGGAGGCAACACCGTGTCTTGTCCAATCCCCGGTGTCATTTCTTCCTCAATAACGCATGTCATTTCAACTGAATCCCCGACTTGAATCTCATTGCCGTTTTCGTCCTGCATAGATGCATCTCCTGTGAATTAAATGAAAAAGAATTCAAAGCATGTATGTAGCCACCATGCGCCAAAAGCAAGAATTGGACAGGCAATTCCAACAATCGCGACAATACCCAAAATCATACCAACAACACCAAAAAAGTCTTCTAGTCGCATGTGATTTTCCTTTTAAGTAAGTGCATCCACAAGTTCCGTTATCTGGATAGGATGCGGCTGCGTTGAATATCCAAACACGTTAAAATCCTGTTGGTACGTAGATACTACAGCGTCCACAATCTCTTGCTTATTGTAGTATGTGCGCCAATCCTTACGACCTACTGTTTTATTGACCCATTCTAGGTCTACGCTTAGGCCAGTTTGTCGCTTGACTTCTTCCCACGACTCTTTCATTTGTTCATATCGACCAACATAGTTGACAATAACTGTCTGTTGGTCTTCCGAGCAAACGAACTGAACCTGCGGTCTAAAATGTAGTCCATTGCACGCCATCAGCGGCAGGCCGCGCAAACAAAAATCCTCAAAGCCGTTGAACTGCTGTAGAATTCTCTGGTCTGCCAAGTCAGTGTAGTATCCCAGACCACCACGAATAATGAATTCATATGCAGAAACCAGCCTGTCGAATGGATTTCTAACGAATGCAAACGTGAAACAGTCTATGAATGCATTTGGTCTCTTGTCACGATAATCCATCGCTGTGGCATGCATGCTGTTAATACCCAGGGCATCATCAATACTACAACCAGCAACCTTCGGAACATGAACAAAGAGAATCTTGTTCTTCATGTCAAACAATGGTCTCTGCATTCTATCTGGCGTGTGTCTGTATTCTTCCGTCATTATATCTCCCAGTCATAAATCTTAGCTCGTTGACGAACACGCTCAAGAGTTGCGTTGTTGTAAACTACTCCGTTTTCAAACACATCCCGCATTACGTCTTGTCTATCATCTGACGCAGACACAGTATTCAACCAACGACCGTGGCTCGACTCTTCCCATACAAGCTTTAGCCTACCAGCCTTAGATTTCTTACCAGCATCTGTGATGGGGTCTTTCTGCACAATGCGCGACTGTCCGCGAACTTCTACTTCGGAACACTTAAATGCAAAGCGCTGTGTGTCACGATTGAGTTTTTGTAGTAAACCGCCACCGGAACCCATAGCCAAGTTATCGGCAGAAATTCCGTCTTCCTTCAATGTTTCCAGAATTCTAGACACCATATCGAAATCGATACCGTCACCCTGAATAACACGCACTTGTGGAGGAAGCACATCGTAACCCTTGTCATTTGTGGTATACCCAAATTCTTTCATGAGCAGTTGGATAACCTTCTTGACTGTTGATGGTGGGTCTCCACTATCAGGACGCACGACAAGCGTACCCTCCCTGTTCATAATATCTTCTTTGAGGGTTTTACCCCATTTGTTTGTGCAGGCATCCCAAATATCGTAGCTGTCGCTCACACATGCAACAAGAGGTACTTCTGGATATGCCAACAGCATATTCTTCATGGCGTAAATTTCATTCGCTCGACCCCAACTCGTAATGGTTGAGTGCTCACTTGCTGGAATGGAAAAACCAGCTATATTACAACCATAAATCTTATCTGCAAGGACCAAAGCTGGAAGTGTATCTGTGCCCTGGAAGTTTACCAAGTGGGCTGCGCCACCCAAAGCTGCTTGTTCAGGACATGTCACACCACGACAACCGAAGTCGTGCAACTTAAAGTCTACACCATTAGGGTCGCCAGTTTCTTTAAGGTATCTCAACCACACCTTCTTCATTTCTCGTGATTGCGTAGCCACCGTACAGGGATACCACACATTGACCAGCAAAGTCTCTAGGTAATTTGTCAGCCAAAAGTGCTTCGGGTCAGTTGCTTCAACTGTCATCATAACATTGCTGACCGGAACGGGCGTTCCTTCTGGCACGGCCTTAATGCGCACGGGCAATCTACCTTCATGCCGCGTGGCAATATCCATCCAACCATCATAGTTGAACAGCGTTGCTCCAAAGTGAAGCTTAGCATATCTAGCTGCTTCCTCAACCTTTTCTTCGGTTACCACATTACCGTGCAGGTACTTAGCAAGGAAGTATTGAAGGCCAAAAAATACAGTCTTGCGCCAACGTGCGCCATCCCTGCTCTCAAAGTAAGAATACACGTTGTTTGTCCCAGCCGGGTACTGCCTATAGTGACTCATTTTATACGAGTCGGTCAACATCATAATGTTATCACAACAATCCAAGCTCATTTTTTTCTCCTACTATCCAATCTTAAATACCCAACTAGAATCCTGAAACAGTTTCGGCTTACCAAACTTTTGACTCAATTCATCAACCGCTTGTGTTACACCTGGATGACCATTGTTGTAGTCATGCCCAGACAAATAACCATCGGGCCTTATCTTGCTAATCCAAGCATTGCTGTCTCTAATAACACCTTCATATGTGTGTTCTGCATCAATATAGACTATGTCGATACTACCGTCTTCAATACGACTTGTTGCCTCAACAGTATCCATTTTCATTTTTACAACATCATGTCCATCTGCACACCAGCGTGATAAACATTCGTCGAATACTGGCTCTGCATCATCTGGACGAACACCTGGAAGTGGTGTTTTATATGTCATTGGTGCCCATATGTCAATAGCATAAAACTTCTGTATTTTACCACTACGTAAAAACACAGAAGCGCTTTCCCCAGCAAAACTCCCAAGTTCTGCCATGACAATATTTGACAGTCCGGTAAAGTCTATTAGGTCTAACAGGCCGTTGGTTTCGGCAGTAGTCATCCTCATTGGATACAATGGCGCTTTTATCATTCTTTTCTCCAGTCTTCTACCGATATTATACACCAGTTTTTCATCCTGTCAACCCCAAATCTCTGACGAACCCAAGATTGTTTGTGCTGCGAATTTCCACGTTAGTTTTTGCGCAGTTTTAATACCCGCGACATTCTCTTGTTTATTATCATGAACAGCTCTCATGTGTGAAACTAAACAATCGACTTGTTCATTTCCTAAAGCCGCCCATCTACCACCTTCGTGTTGTCCTTTGAAGAACACTCCGTCATATGCTTCTTCCGTGTCAGTGATTGGTATGAGATAACAATTGTTTTCATTGCAGAATTCTGTATGGGCCGAGTAATCTGTAGCAATTACTTGCTTGCCCATCGACATCATTTCCAGTAGCTCTAGGTTCCAGCCTTCACCACGCGCCGGAAATACGCCACAGTCCGCTTCTGCCATAACCTTAGCAACCTCTTTGTGCGACTGAACACGAGGTAAGAAGTTGATGCGATGGCCCATCTCTGTATTTCGATACATGTTCTGCCACGCCTTGTCATCTTCCTCGCTAATAAATGGGTTGTGGTTCATCATCCACAGGCGCACACGGTCTTTGGGGTTAAACGCTTTCGAGAATGCCTCTGCAATAATGTCGTGCCCCTTACGATACTCCCACTTGCCCACGTTTAAGAATGTCGTCCACGACGGGTCTGGCTCTCCAACTTGTTCGTTAAAAATTTCCCTATCAACTCCCAGCGGCACCACCTCCACTTGCTTACCGCCAAGGGGACAATTATCCAAAACTACCGTCTTTGCCCATTGTGAGCAAACAAGCACAACATCCATTACACTAACTTCATTTTTTTCAGCCTGGGTGAACCTATCAAGTTCAAAAATTGGATAACCAACATGAACTCCCCGACCAACGTGTTGCGCAAGGTCATGTTGATGCCAGATTCTTAAAGACGGAGCCCGTGGATAGTAGTTGTGTTTCTCATTATACGCACGTTGCACAAGAGGCATGAGAGACGGGTGACAATCCACTTGACCAATAGGCCACAACTTTACATCGACGCTTGCTGCGCAAAACTCTTTGAACAAGTTTGTGCCTACACAACCGTATCCCAGTGTGTTAATTGGGCATGTCAGATTAAGACTTTTGAGCATTCAAATGCCTTTCCATTGCTGCTTTGTTGACGAACAAATTCACTTCCATGTTAACAAATCCATTTTGGTCCGAATTTGTACGTGCGACTCCAATTGCATGACCAATATGCTGTGTTGTAAGCTTACCATCATTGTTGTAATACAACATGTCACCAATTTGCACTTGTTCATCAAACTGTCCAATCAGCAGTTGCCCACCCTGAGCAATGCGAACCTTACCACCTACTTGAACTTCATTCTTGTGGAAGTCCAAGTGGCGTCTTCCTAAATCAGCGTTGACAACATTATCAAGTAGGATACCAAGTGGTTGTCCACCGTGTCTTCCTGGTCGCACAACAGCATATTGATTACCAACCATGCTGGGTTCAAATTTTACAAGTTCTACGACCGAGCCTTGTTCTGCTACCACATCACAAAAACAACAGCTTAGGTCAAGTGGAACATCCTTCATTTGAGGAACTTTAGCCCCACTCTGTAACGTTGCATGTTGTCGTATTAACTCTTGAGCAGGAGATGGTGTCTCTGCTTTTGAGTCATCAACCGTGCGTGTTAAAGCTGCCGCAGGTAATAGTGCGGCACAAGCCTTCAAAAAACCTCGTCGTTCCATTATGTATTACTCCTTATTTCTGTTGAATTTTCTCCAGCGTCTTCGTAGTCATCAATAACCTGAACCATTCTTTCCATACCAATGTGTTTGTATGGTTTTCTTAAAACGCCCTTGCGATTAAATGCTAAAAAGTTCACGCCTCTGTGTACCATTTCATTGATGGCATTTACATATTCATTGTTTGTATCGTAATACTTGTAGTCATCAATACGATTAAGCGTATCCATACCAACAATAAAGGTTGCGCCAGGAAATAGTCGTGACTTCTTAACGAACAGTGGCTCTTGAGTTAATACAATCCCACCCAAAGCTGGGTCGCTCTCATACTTACTAAAAGAATCTATTCGATTTCTACAAGATATCCAATCTACAGATGGCTTGGAACAATTTCTTATTGAAATCTCAAACCACACTGGCTTACCCGCGAGTTCATAAGCCTTACGTGCCACTTTAATGTGTCCATCGTGTGCTGGATTAAAAGACCCAGGAAAGATAAGTGCATTTTGACCAGGGTGACCGTATGGTTCCTTGCATAGAGGCACATAAAACTTACCCTGTTTATCCATATCCCATGTTGTAGGTGCTGTTTCAGAACCCCAAAATTCATCTGTATCTATAGATGGATTCAAACAACTAACATTCAGATATTCAGCATAAGCCTTTAGGATAGTTTGCGAGGCAACTCTTTCCTGCTCATGCCTATCTCCATATTTAAGCAATACAGTGTGTGATGTAGTTTGTTGTTTGCCATGTATAGACACATAGATTTTGTGTTCACGACCTATGCGTTCTATGCCGTTTTTGCGCAAGGAGGATGTGGCTCCAACACCAATTACATTGCTGTGTCCAGAAATCATCTGTGCTCGTTCATACGCACAAACTGCAAGCTGACGCGATGCTTCCGGGGAACAAAACTTGTTTGGTTTGTAGCCGTTGAGCAATTGAGTAAAACACACATGTGAGTATGGAACTTGTGCGTCAAGAAAGAACGAAGATGCACCACCTCGATTCAATAGTGTTGAGATTACCTCAGAACCACCTCCCGTTATATAGAATACGGTCGGAGTTGCTGCCTCTTGGAGCTTTTCCAGGGTTTTTGTTAGCATCGTTAATTTCCTTCCTTGCTTCTCATTCGTTTATGTACTTGTGCTAGAGAAATTGGTTTATAGTCGTGACAATCTACACCAACGTCGAAAGATTCCTTGTATTTTGACAACGTACCATGACTGTGTCCATACAAATGCCAAGAGCCATGAAAAGAGGCGTTCCACACACGCATACTGTAGTGACACAATACAATCTTCTTTCTATTGGTGATATCTAGGTCATATATTTTGTGTACACCATGAAATAGCTTACGCAAATCTTGACTGTCTTCTATTCTACGGTCGTGGTTTCCAAGAATCAAAACCACTTTCTTACAGTTAATCATGTTGCGGAAACCCTCTATCCACATAGCATTTCCCCAGGAGAAATCACCAAGGTGATACAATGTGCCGTTGGCAGGAACACAAGCATTGATATTATCTGCTATGGCGTGTGTCATATCATGAGCATTATCCCACGGCCTGTTGCAATACTTGATAATATTTGTATGCCACGCATGTGTATCTGACGTAAACCATATGTCCTTTTTCATTGGTCCTCTCTTCTGTTTACGAAGAATGCCTTAATCGCAGGCAACAACCTTTTTCCTTCGTCGCTAACGCGCCACAGCCCATTTTCTTGCTTAACCAAATCTCTACGTGGGTCATAATCCAGTTCATTCATAATATCTAGGCGTTGTGACGATGCTCTGTTGTGTACACTACCATGCCACAAATGATACACGAAGCTTGGAATACATGCTATGCTAAAATCAACCTCATCACAGAAACGTTGTGACCATTCAAAGTAGTTGCGAAGTTGAAAGCGACTATGTTTTGCGCACAAATCCCCAGCATACTGTGAATATGTAGCAGCGCGAGCCATTAGGATATCAGCACCCCCAATGATAGATTCGTCGTAGAATTTAACCTTGTCTATAATTTCTCGTCTAATACCCCACGACATACCACATAGACCATCTGGTTTCTGGATACTCTGATGCACCATACCACATATGTAACCATACATGCTAGCGCAATCATCATAACGAGTTGGAAAACTGTTTATATCAAGTTCATCAACAAACTCCAGTCCCTTTGGAAGATTAGCTGCGAAAGAAAATCCCTGCACCAAGTTGTAGATTTCCAAAGCATCGCTCATTTTCTGATGCCAGTCATCAGCTTGATACAATATGTCTTGGTCTATCCAACAAACTTTGTCACAGTCGTCTGGCAAGTGTTCTAGTGCTAGATTTAACAATGCTTCTTTTTGCCACAGAATATCATTAGATACCACCTGTACAGCTATCTTTTCCTCTGGAACAATATTCTTTAATTGAAAAGCGCGGTCGTGTAATGCAGCTTCCGCAAACAGAATATTGACACCTTGTCTATTCATACGTTCGTAGAATATAGCCACGTTTTCATCACGGCTAGTAAGCCCCAATGAATTAAAATACGGACATATACACCACAATGAACCCGGTAGAGATTTCGGCCTTTTATTAGGCGTTGTCATCCGGCGTGGTTGTTGAGTCTGATTCTGGTTCTGTATTGGCTGTTGTGTCATTTCCTATTATCCTTCCTTTGGCTTCAATCCAAAGTTCATTAAAATATTCATCGTACTGTTCGTATAACCATGCAAATTGTGGCGACCTAACATCACCAGGAACAGACGCAAAACTACGTAGCGTTGGCCCCTTGGTTGTATTGATAAGGTCTATACGCATATATGGTTCTGCAATTGCAGCGGAGATTCTTTCAGCAGTATCGCATAGTTGTTGAATAACAGTAGCGTCTGGAATTAAATGAGTCAAATCGTTCTTTGAAGTTGAGCCCAACTGTGTTTTAGATACGTCAAACCACAATGTATCATTTGGTGTTATAGCTTGAATACACGCTACTCCTACTTCTCCACCAAATGTATGCATACAATAAGCTATAGGAATGCCCAGTTCATTACCACATAAGGGAAATTCCTCAAACAGAATATCAGCGCCAAGCTTCTGAGCCGCATCTATTTGAGCTTGTATTACATCGCCTGGAAACTCATGCTTATTACTGTTAAACGAAAACAACCCATTATCGCCATCGTCTCTAACATGCATATATGTGTTTGTGTTGACATATATTGTTGGTCTAACAACAAACAAGTTGGGCAGCCTTCCGCTTAGTTCATCCCATGGCGGTACTTCATCTGGTGCGAAAAGCCCGTACACTTTTGGGCGAATGACGTTGGCCTCCATTGCCGTTCCATATACTTGAGTCATGTCTTTGTATTTAGCATAATCTTCTAAGTGGTTAACACGCTCCTTAACCCTATTTATGAATCCCATTTATGGTTCTCCTGTGTAATATAGTCCCAATAATGAATGATGTTGCTGCTAGATGCAAATTTACGCGCAAAAAATGCAGTAGAATTTTTGAAACGTTCTACATCTATTGGATTAAGCTCACCAACATATTCTTTTGGTGTTGATTGTACTTCTGATATCCTACCCCAATTTACATCAGACTGGTCTGTGTGAATAACGTTATGCAGTTCGCCAAGATGACACATGACTGTACTAACATAGTGTTCGTCTGGCACTACGCATCGCGCAAAGTCTCCTGTAAAATTATACCGTATGAGAAGCTCTGCGTGGTCTCTTGTTAGAAACACCCATTGAGAATTTTTTCTGAAATGCTTCTTTGGAATCGTGGTGGTCTTAGACATGCGGTTTGTCCACTGTGTGGTGTGACAAAACCTAGATTTGTTTTCACTAAATGCTATGTCATAAATTTTGTGCCATGGTTTAATTGGTACGCACGAACCAGAGCAAAACGCAACACGTTGCACATCTGGGTCTCTTAAAGCATATCGTATAAGCTCCAATTGTGCTATTACAAGACCAAGTTTACCCCACATTGTAGATACCCAACAGGGAATAAGATTGTCTTTTAGCCATGGTGTGTGTGTTTCATCTTGGTTTGCGGCATGACAACAAATAGTCATTGTGTCTTCATGGCCTTTGAAGTATTCTTCCCACAGACGTGGTTGGCTCATGTCACCATATACTAAAAATGTATAAGCAATCTTTGGTTTCATATTAGTCCTCAACATAAGCAAAACACCCACCAACCCTAATTAGAGATTGATGGGTGTCTGTTGTTCGTCTTGAAGCCTATACTTAGAACGGGATATCTTCATCACCACCGGCCTCATTGTTGTTTGCTGGCGCAGAGGTTTGCGCAGAAGTAGGAGCAGAACCACCGTTACTACCACCCTTCGTACCAATCATCTGCATGCGGTCACCAACAACCTTGAGTTTTTGTCGCCTCTCGCCGTCATCTGTCTCCCACTGGTCCAACTTGAGACGACCCTCGATAAGGACAGGTGCTCCCTTGCTCAAATATTCACCAGCAACTTCGGCGTTGCGACCCCACAGTGTGATGTCAACAAACGTGGTTTCCTCAACCATGTTGCCGCCCTTGTCTTTGCGCTTTTCATTAACTGCCAAACCCATGTCAGTTACAGCGGCTCCACTTGGCGTGTATCTTAGCTCTACGTCTCGGGTAAGATTACCCATGAGAATAACTTTGTTAAAACTTCCAGCCATGTCTTGAATCTCCTTGTTGAGTAAAAGAAAAATATTACTTGTCGTCGAACTCACCAAGCAAACCGCAAGATGGACATTCTGGAACCCAACGGTCGTTATATGACCATGTCATATTGTGTGTTGTTTCGCTATCAACAGTGAAGGCATCACCGCACTGTTCGCACTCAAGTTCACCAACGATGTAGCTACCGTGATGGTAGACTTCTAGGACTGTAAATCCTATCCACGATGTAGTCTCAAGTTCCATGTTATGTACCCTTGTGTTCAGAGTGAGTTTCGTTTTGTCTACTGTATTATACCACGGATGTGCGCTATGTCAACCCCTATTCACAAAAAAAGTGTCGGCGGCGGGAGTCGAACCCGCCAGTGACCAAGGTGGGAATCGAACCCACACGCCCGAAGGCACGGCATTTTAAGTGCCGCATGTCTACCAATTCCATCACTTGGCCAAATTTTGGTGTATAATTAAGTGTGCGCCCTTATGTGTCTACCAATTATGAGAGGATGCTATGAGACAATATCGTAAATACACAGAAGCACAGTTTATCGAAGCTGTGCGAACATCCACTTCCAAACGGCAAGTGTTGATAAAGCTGGGGCTAGCCCCACAAGGTGGCAACTACGCCACTGTCACTCGACTTATTCAACAACTTAGTTTGGATACATCACATTTTTTAGGTCAAGGACACGCCAAAGGCAAAAGGTTTGATTGTAGAGTCAAGCCAATTGAAGATTACTTGTCTGGCAAGCGAGACATTAAAAGCTATAAGCTCAAAAAAAGACTACTAGACGACGGCTTGTTCCAACATCGCTGTTGTCGTTGTAGACGCACTACCTGGATGAAACAACCAATCCCACTAGAGCTTCATCACATTGATGGTAATTCTAGCAACAATCAACTTCACAACTTGGAACTATTGTGTCCTAACTGTCACGCACAAACGCCCAATTATCGTGGTCGAGGTATTTAGACACAGACCTACACTGACGCTAGAAGCATTTTCCACGCTTCTTCTTCTCGTTTTCTAGCAAACTCCTGTTCCATCACGTCCATAGCCCTGGCGACAATATCCCACCGGGCATCACTGGCGTGTTCCAACATGAAGTCTACGGCCCCGCCCACGTCGGGCAGCTTTGGAGTTTTGACCTCTTCTTTAGCGGGAACCTTCTTGTGCGGAATCGTGTAGGCAACATAGTTGTCGCCCTTCACTACCACTGGTTTGTCGGGAACCGGCCCCATCTCAATGGACTTGTCAGCACGAAAGATACGCTGCTCTTTTTCAGCAGGAGAGGCTGCCTTCCCTGCTAACCCCCCACACGTAGCCAGCGCTATTGCACCCAGCGCATTTTTCAGGAAGTCTCGTCGTTTCATGTTCCCATAATCTCCGTGGCCTTGGCTATTGGACCATCCATAGGAATGTCTGGCCCCCAAATGAGGTCGCCTAGAGACACTTTGTGACGTGGGTTGTCTTCATCCTTGGCGGGCATTGGCACGTAGGGGTCGCAAATGTATAGCGAAATGTCGCGTGGAGACACGCCATGTTGTTCCGCTATTGCACAAGCCTTCTTGTTGAGTTCTTCTAGTGATGTGACCGACTCAGTGAAGTCGTAGTCGGGACCAGTAGCAAGAACCTCACCCATGTACACGTCGCCGTCATCTACGATAACACCGCTCACACCCCACAGGTCTTCGTACTCTTCTTCGGTAAACTCCTTGGCGTTTTTCTTGATACCCAAGAGAACGAAAGAAGAAGTGCTGCTGTTGCTCACAAATCCAAGTCTACGTTTCATGTCATGTTCCTTATACAAGTCCTGTTAGTACCGGGAGGGGGAGTCGAACCCCCACGGCCTTGCGGCCACCAGATTCTAAGTCTGGCGCGTCTACCAGTTCCGCCACCCCGGCATATCACTTTTTCAACCTGATGATAGGCTTGAAGCCTACGACTTCGTACTTCTTATTGAAGGCGTCACGACGCCGACAGTATTCCACCCATATTGCATTGTCAATATCTCGTGCGCCATTAACACCACTATAGACAACGTGATGAACAATACTGTTCCAGCATGAGTCGCAAATATCTGGCAGAAATCTTCCTTGGTGTGTGCTGAGGTCTCTCTGCTCAGCAGAACAACCACAACAACCACATGTTAGCCAGTTTATCATCGACGCCATGCTTCAATCCTCCAAGAGCCCCAGGTGGGAATCGAACCCAATCTTCATCCTTACCAAGGATGTGTGCTAACCTTTATCACTTCTGGGGCTTACACTATCCAGTTTTTACTAGCAATAGCCCTATAATTGTCATGGCCACTCCGCTCCATTGCCACAAACCAAAGCTTTCTGTTTTACCATATGCGGCAAGCACAGCTACGCAGGTAACCATCAATATGCCATCAAACAACAGACCGTCGAATAACAGGCTTTTTGAATACCGAGCCACCACTGGCCATAAACCAAACGCTTGTATCAACCACATATAGAACATTGGTGCAATAGCCCGTGTATCGTTTGCCCACACTGAACAGTAGTAGTAGAATACTGTAGTCAGTATTAACACTGGAACCCACCAATATAATATCATGTGCTGTCCTTTAGTGGAGCCGATGGGACTTGAACCCACAACCTCTTGTCTGCCAGACAAGCGCTCACCCAGTTGAGCTACGGCCCCGTTACTTAAATGTGTCATCCAACAATAGGTCAAGAAATGTTTTGATTTCTTTATACACTCGACCTTGTGTCGTAAATCCCCACCGCTTTGTTGCCTTTTCCTTAACCCACTCTCGCAAATCAGTTCCAAATTCTGCGCTGCGAGCCTTCCAACCACAAACCATCTCAGCAACATACACACTAGGCATGTTCTCAATCCCCTCCCAATATTCTGGGTGGTGAGGATTAGTCCTCGTGTGTTGTTCTACGGCACACTGAAAACGTTCTAAGTTATTTTCCTTAGATGATTCGTCCAGGTATTCCCATTCTATGCCACGAAATTTGCTGTTGTCGTGCAACATGCTGTTAGCAAGGAGAGACCGTGCGAAGGTGTGCTTCCCTTGCTCAATAAGACGCTCAGCCAACAGCGCGCATTCGTCCTGCACGTTGTTAATATGGCGCACGAGCGCCCTGATAGGTTTTTCTTCGTCAGTCATTACCAGAATTTCCAGAATGGTTTGTCGTTAGCTTTGCGTTCAAGTAGCCGCTTAATACACATATCAATGTGCTCGTCAAGCTTTTTGTCGATAATGCCAGCCTTGAATTCTTTAAGCTCTGTAGCTAAACAAGCAATGTCTTTTTCTGTGAATTTCATAAATTTCTCCCTTCTGAATACTATTATACACTAAATCTCGAAAATGTCAAGCCTAAATCCACCTTCTTTTTTTACAGCCGTTCTCGCCGGGGTGAAAAACCTTGACGTTCGTATCTACACAAATAAGCCCCTTGTGCTTACGAACACTAGAACACAATTCCCTAAAGGCCCCTGTGCCAAATGAAATATTATTATTACATAGAAAGTTTGCATCCATAACTGCACAAGAACCAACAGATGACATTCTTACTATTCGCTGCTGAGGTATTAGGCTTGCGCTTGCCCATGGTTTATCTTCTGAGTCAACAAAGCCCCAAGTATCATAAAATCTCTCTGTGCTGTTCTTCTCTTGTAAAAAAACCAACGGCGCTACTATTGCCGCTTCTGTTTCCTTTAAGGTCGTCAGTAGGTCTTCAATAACGTTGGGCTCTATAATTAAGTCTGATTCTATCCAGGCTATATACTGACATCTATCCTTTAGTTCGTTCAACACTCTATTTGCTATTGTTGATAAGTATGATATTCTTTGTTGATTTGTGGTGGACTGCACAGTGGTACTACATTGTTGCTCACAACTCAACAATAAAACATTGTTCATTCTATTGGCATAAGCTTGTAATACCATGCGTGTGTCGTCAACAGAATGGCCCTCTAGAATACATATAAGCGGCTGTGAACATGTTTGCTGCTCTATCTGCTGAAAGTATCTATCTACTTGGTTGATGTGAATACCACACCATTGTTGACTGTCTCTGAAAAGAGACCCTATTCCAATTTCCCACATTCTTTCGCCTCGGCTAATGACACATAGCTTCTATCATCAATTAGAACATCACATATTGGTTTGCCACATATCAAAACGTGGTATTTCACACCATGTCTTTTTAACCAGTCTTCCAACGTGAGTAGTTCTGCCCATCCACACGCCGTGTGTAATGTTACATGCCAACCAGAATCATACACTGCGTTCAATATGTTGATTTCAGATTGGATTGCTGGAGCCAATGGTTTGTCAAACGTTGGACTTTCAACGCGGAGTACCCCATCTATGTCACATACTAGACGCTTACGCTTGGAAGAAGTGGTCACGAAATGTTCTCCTCATATAAACTCCATATTGTGGTGCGTAATGTCCACGCAATGTTCTTATTGGAAGCCGACGACATATGTGGTCTGTAGCACATTCAATCATATTAAAACCAGCCGCATGAGACAGTGTATTGCCACCGCCAAAACGTGCGTTTACTTCAAAGCAAAAAATTGCGCCATCACCACGCACTCGAAACTGCGCACAACATGGTCCATCTATTTGCATTCGCTCACCAATAGCTTTGGTTATGCTATGCAGTTCTTTGTTATTTACCGTTACACTATCTACTACCTCGCCACCAGCCACACGAAGTCTCTGTCTGGGCAGCGTACCAATACAAACACCATGCCGAAAATAGGCATCTACAGTAAACTCGTTTCCTGGTATTTCTTCTTGTACCACAATGTCATTTGAGTCATCAACACGATATGGTATAACCATTGGTGGAATGTGCCTAATTCCCGCAGAACCACATCCAAGCCGTGGCTTTATAATTAGAGGTTTATTTACTTGAGGTGACGGATATATGTCAGGAAAATGATTTTCCATCCAATCGGCAAACTTGTGTTTGTCTCCACATATATCTATTGCTTGCGGAGATGATACCAAGATGTTATCATGGTCCATTCCGAGATATGCAGCTTTTGGCAAAACACGCTCATGTAATGGAATAACCAAGTCATAGTCGTCTACAATATCTGACAGTTGTGTTTCTTGTGTTAAAAACACATGGCTAACAACTTCTGAAATTGGTACGTGTCTATCTGTTTCATATGCATCTACTGCTGTTGCAGAATTGCGAACCAGCGATGCGAATGCTACACGACGACCGGCTCCTACTAATAGAATTTTCATAATACAAGCCCTTGTTTTTCAAACAGGCTTCGCCATTGCTGCGCCAACACGTCTCTGCCATAAATACTAATTGCCTTTTTTCTACCTGCTTCACCCACGCGCTTTGCTAAGTCATGGTCTTCCATCAACATGTTGATACAGTCAGCAAGCTGAGGGATAGTGTCTGCATAAAATCCATCCACTCCATTTTCAACCAATTCTGGAATTTCACATGATGTAGAGCCCCAAAGACGAGGTCCAAAACACACAACTGGAATGCCCATAATCCATGCTTCAACAAACGAATATGTGTTGTTGGCTCCTGGCGTTCCGCTGATTAGACATACTCGACTCTTTTGTAACATTTCTATCTTTTGTTTATGAGAAGCAAAACCGTGTATGAATGGAGAACCCTGGCTAAGTCTCTGTTGCGATGCAGCGCCATAAATGTTAACTGGATATGAAATTCTAGAACATAGCTTGTTGACATTTTGTAAGCGACTGTTTGTTCCAACTGTGGTGTTGTAGTTATTACTAAACATTACCACGCTTTTGTTTTCACCAGTCCATCCTGATATTTCATGTTCGTCTCTGACGACCGAGCCGCGTATACAAGCGTCCATACCACCAAACGCGCTTGGATTTCTTATATGTTCAGTTGGTGAATTACGAATGGACACGGCTCCGTATCTTCTGATGTTCTGAATTAAACACTCGTCGTGGATGTCATGCATACCAAATGTTTTTAACATTACAGACGCGCCATTAAAACTATGCCAGTTGGATAAAACCGTTTTTGCAAAATGAGCCACTAAAACTGCATCAAAATTACTTACAAAGTCTGGTGTTAGTTCCCACACGTTTTTTACAGTAGTTCCAGTATAGTCTTTGTTTTTTTTGCCAATCTGGTTCTTTGACTTATCAGAGTGAATTGTTGTTGCCTTTTGATATATGTCTGCAAACTGCCTACGTATTTCTTTGTCATTTTCTCCAAGTGTTGGTCGTGTGATACACGGCAAATCTCCTGGTCTATCAGTATTCCAATAATACCCAGTTGAAAACCACTCGATACCAAGCCTGTCCCACATTAGACAATCGTCTGCTTCTTGTAGCGGGTGACCACATGGAATATATAGTAGGCGCATTTTATTGAAACGTCTTGGTCGATACACAGGCAAGGCATACATTTGTGTCTCTTCCCAATTGTTTTGTCTGGCGCTACATGTTGCATAATGTACGTTGCGCAAAGCAGAATGTGCCATGTTTATGCTCCCCAATACGAATTTGTTTTCTTTGGTGTCATATAGTCTTTGTACCACAATGTCAACAACTTGTCATATTCGACTGGAATACACGCCTTTGTTCCCAAAAAATCTACCCACAGCCTTTCATCTGTCCACGCAGCCTTGTTGTCTGGTACAGCAAAGCACTTTTGAACATGGCCAACCATATCACCATTGCGTACATATGGATACACGTCAATCCACGGTGCGTTTTTACTCAATAACGGATGGTGTTTAATCTTGAACCCGCCATCCCATGTTGCACACACATTGTTAATCAAGCCCTTTTTGACAATTTTAGGAATTACTTGTGCTACCAAATGAGAGTGTTCTTGCATGATACATATATCTGCGTCATCATCCCACTCAATAATATCCTTTTCCCTAATTGCTCCAAGTAATGTACCACAAGATAACCAATATGGTATCTCATGCTCGTTGAAAATATTCAATACATGACGTGTCATGTCTTGGAGAGTTTTGTGCTTACTCATATTTTTGTTCCTATATATCTAATGACTATTGGATTCTCATTTTGATAGCGAGCAACCCCATCTATTTCTTGACAACAGCCAATCATACGCAGGGAAGCTAGTTGTTGTTCCACTTCATCCTTGTTAACTAACCACCTGTCGTGTCCTCCATATGTATGATGCATGCCGTGGTTCTTGTCGCTACGACACTCAAAACACATTAGCCCACCAAATCTAAGTGCTTCAACGCTATTTTTGATGATTTTCACTTGGCTCTCTGGCGGTACAGCGTGGAGAAAAAACCTGTGGTAAACAACATCGCAGTTGTTATATATGTGTCTTTTAGTGGCGTCTGCTTCATAAGCTTGAATTTGTCGGCGCTCACCAATCTTGTCTTGCACTTGTTTTAATGCGGACACACTAGTGTCCAAGGCTGTAATGTTTAAGCAAGGACGTTGTGAGGCAAAATACATTGTGTCTCTGCCGTTTCCACAACCAAGCTCTAGAAGCCTGCCAGTAATTGGCAAACAAATACTGCTGGCGAAATTAGATGGAGCATCCACATTAAAGTCTTTGTAAAATTTATCCCAATATTCAGTCATCTAACATACCTAAGAATTATATCCGAAATTTTTTCCACTTCCCAATCTCTCAGCTCTGGATAAGACGGTAGCATTATACCGGTGCGACTAAGTTTATACGAAATCGGCAACGCACTGCTTTTGTATTGACGATATGGAGGCAATTCGTGTATTGGCTGGAACCACTTACGAGTGTCTATGCCTTCCTTGCTTAACTGTTTTATGATGTGGTTTCTATCATGTTCTGGCACAGTTATACCAGTCATCCAATTAGCAGACTTGTGAATGGTAGTGCTTTGTGGTTGTAATCTCACATGTTTATGTAAATAACCGTAGTATAGTTCATTAAGCCTAAGCTTTTGAGCACATATAACGCTGTAATTATCCATTTGAGCACAGCCTATTGCTGCTGCCACATTGGTCATCCGATAATTATACCCAATCACGGGATGAAAATATGGTTCGGTTTGACCTTGGCCTTGAAATAAACGAATGTATTCTGCAACCCTGTCGTCATTTGTTACAACACATCCTCCTTCGCCTGTCGTAATCACTTTGTTGCCGAAAAAGCTGAAAGCGCCAGTTAAACCTATTGTTCCAAGCTTTTGTTCTTCATACATTCCACCAAATGCTTCACAAGCATCTTCAATCAACAATAGATTATATTGTTCACATATGCTTTTAAGATGTGATATAAAACATGGATAACCCATTAAATGCACAACGAAAATAGCTTTGGTTTTTTCTGTGATAGCAGCAGCAATAAGTGATGTGTTTATATTCCATGAATCTTTACTAACATCTACAAGAACTGGAGTTGCTCCACAATAACGAACTGCGTTGGCTGTGGCAACATATGTAGAGTCTGGAATAATTACTTCGTCTCCTGGACCAATACCAGCGGCTAAGAGAGCAAGATGGCACGCAGAAGTGCCAGAATTGGTAAGTATGACGTGCTTAGCACCTAAAAATTGACGAAGTTTTCCCTCAAACTGCTCCAGAAATTCCCCTTTGGAAGAAATCCATGTGGACTCCATGGCTTTTGCCACATATTCCTGTTCTAATTCGGTTATGAAAGGTTTATATACTGGTATCATTTCATACTTTCTTCTGCAACACAACCATCACATCATCCCATTGTTGGTTATCCCTATGTCTTCTATCATATACGCGAATAGCAGCCACGTTTCTGTATATACTATGTGCTGACCAATACAGAATACTATTTCTAGAACCTCTACCTACATGCTGCAAATCTTCGATTACATAGAGACCATCATTCTTGAGTGCTGGCCATAACATGTGTTGTGTCAGCGCTTGGTCTTCTGCAAAATGAGAGCCGTCATCAATTACAATGTCTAACGATGATGGCTCAAACAAAGTTGGTACGGTTGTAAAGTCTGTTTGGTGACAGTCAACGTATGTAAAGCGAGGATGTTGTATGTTGTCTTGATTGATTATGTCCATGCCAAAGATACGTGCGTTGGGAAAATACTCTAACCACATAGCAATAGAACCACCTGTGTCAACACCAATCTCCAATAACGTGATTGGTAATAGACGCAGTGGTTCAAATATTTGTTCATACACGGTTAGGTAATCGTGCGTTGTTCCCTTGTCAGTGTCTTTGCCTACTGATATTTCTTTTAGTGTTTTCATAAGCAGAGGGCAAGGGAATCGAACCCTCACCGCACCCTAAAGGTACGGAACTGATTAGCAGTCAGCCCCAACGAACCAGTATTTGGCTACCCTCTATGGCGTTCGGAATTTTACCTACCTGGACTTGCGTCGATGTAGGAAGCGCCCCGTCCCCGGCGCTAGTCAAGCAGACTGGAATTGAACCAGCGGCCTCGTGGACCCAAACCACGCGCTCTACCAAGCTGAGCTACTGCCTGTTGTTTCGCAACATGTTGCGAGTTGTTGTTGTGTGTGGCGTTAAGTCGTCACACACTACGAGTCAGTGTGACAGGATTTGAACCTGCGAACCTCGTGGCCCCCGACCACGCGCTCTACCAAGCTGAGCTACACACTGTTAGTCTATTCTAGCACGATTTCTGCGTTTGTCAAGCGCAAAGCCACCGTAAATCTCTCGTTAATTTTCCAAACACCCTTCTGTATGACCCGAACCATCTGTCCAGGGTACAACCCCACGTCATGTAGCTGTGCTACTTCGTGTGGTGGGCCATTCACTTTGAGTATTTGTTTTGTCATGTTGTTCTGCCTGCTGATTGTATTCTGGGCTCAGCACTGCACCACACCACATTGGTAAGGCTTACAGCCACAATTTCCAGTCGACACCCAAGCTCTGGATGAACATATCTATGTAGACTTAACATGCTGTCACCTACAAGTGAATGGATGACCAAGGCTGTCAAATACCATGCCGTACCCCTTATCAAGCCAGCGCTTGTAGACAAGGGAGCCGTTGTAATAGACGTATAGCTCGTGTCCGATGATGTTTGAGTGCCACATGATGCTCTCCTGCTAATGTTTTGTCCCCCTAACACCGCCGTTTACAAGCTAGTTCAATAGGCTGGTACAGCTTGATACAGGTAAGTGTATGTTCCTATCACGCGCCAGGGTATACGCGCCTTTGAGCGGAGGGGCCGGGAATCGAACCCGAGCCCGTGTTACCGGGGACAGTTTTCAAAACTGTGTAGCAAGCCAACTGCAATCCCCTCCTTGTAACCGCTCTAGTTTTGTAGAGGTAGAACGGTAAGCAACAGCCTCTTTGTTTTACTCTGCAAGTTCCGTGCGTTCATCAGCGCTGAACGAACAGAAAGCCTCGCCGCCTTGTGACACAGAATGCCTCATGTTCGACACCTTGCTGGACATCATTTTGAGTGCCTTAGCTGTGTTGCATGTCTTGTAGTTAGCAGAGCTACATTGAGCAATACCAATCTGAGCACTCTCTTTGAAGGCATCTTGGTTTGCACCAAGATAGATGACCTTCCAATTGTACGTCTCTTCTTGAGTCTTAATCATGTCGTGGACT